AGAACGCACGCGAATATCTATACACACGGGGATTACAAAATGCAAGACACGGAGACCAACACCGAGATGGAGTTGACGGTAAAGCTGGGACTGACGGCATTGCAGGTGTCGATGGTGCAGTGGGGCCTAAAGGAGATAAGGGTGATACTGGAGCACATGGAGTGGCCGGAGACAAAGGCGACCAAGGTGATATGGGACCAGCTGGCGCAACTGGAGACCAAGGTATCCAAGGTGAACAGGGAGATGTCGGTCCGCAAGGTGTAGCTGGTCCCCAAGGCGAGCAGGGCATCCAAGGTGAAACCGGAGCTAAGGGTGAAAAAGGTGACAAGGGAGATAAAGGCAACAAGGGTAACAAGGGCAACGCTGGTGCCGATGGCATTGACGGCGAAGATGCAGTAACCGAGATCATTGATCCATGCGGTGACAACCCCAACAAGTTTGACGAAGTGCTGTTGGTCATGTCAGACGGTAGTATTCTGGTATACTTTGAAGACGGCAACAAACGATTCTTGGCAGTCCTGGGTGACGGCAATTACCGCACCAGCGACAAACAACAGTGTCGCTTCTCAATAGTTAACGGCGAGTATGTCGAGTAACACCTAACTACTTGGAACATTGCCCGCCCACAACGGCGGGTTTTTACATTGGAGTATCCATATGAAAGACCCAAAGTATTCACTTGACTTAGATAAGTGGTCCGACGTCCAATTAGTAACTTTCCACCGACAATATGTTATCAGTAACGGCGAGTTTATCGAAGCCATGCGAGACCGTGGACATTCCGACGAACACATTCGTGGACTGGCAATGGCAAATGTCGCAGTACGCAACCCAGACATTGAGTCACTAGATTACTTACACTAGCGGACCAAGGAACACCCATGATCTATACCCTAGCAGCCGCAATCTTATTGTGTGCCCAGACATCTTATATAACATCTGAAGGCAAGAAGCGTGCCAAGGACAAGTTTGATGTCCTAATTGAGAAGAATAATCAGTGCGCGAAACGTGTGCCCGGCAAGCCATGTATCGGAGCTATTGTGCTAGGTGCCGAAAATCACCGTAGTATAATCTGCGTAAAAGAAATCGAGCCGGATCGCACCTAGTCAGCTTGACATTTAAGTTGGCCCGGTATATACTGTAGTTGTCAGTCGGGGTTACCATCGATCGCGTCAGCGATTGGTCAGATCTTGATCTGATGGGGGCCGCATGATCCCACCCTTGGTGATGCTTGGGTGGGACATGGGTTATTTAAACACATGGAGAGTATATGAAATCATTTATCACAACAGCTATTTTGGTACTGGGATTTTCCTGCTGGCTCCCAACAGCACATGCAGTCGAAGCCGACCTGGTGATCTCTGGGGTTATTGCAAATCAGATGGGCCAAGCTTCCAAGGACTTGCTAGAGTTGGCCAAGGATAAAAATGTAGTCACGATTACAATTGATTCGCCAGGTGGTTCTGTTTACGCAGGGTGGGAGTTTATGTCGGCCATGCAGCAAGCCAAGGCCGGCGGTACTCGACTAGATTGTTATGTCACAGGTATGGCTGCATCGATGGCATTCCAAATTTTTAATTACTGTGATCGGCGGTATGCATTGCCCTACAGTACACTGTTGTGGCATCCGGTTCGCATGTCGTTGCGCGGTGGACTGACTCCCAATGACGCCAAGGATGTTTATCTGGTACTGCGCGACCTGGAGATTGAATTATTGGCCCAGCTACGCGAGACTTTCCGCGTCAATAGTAAATACTTTTGGTTCCACTACCGCATTGAGACACTGCATTTGGCCAGATCCTTGAGTAAGCATTCTGGTTCCTTTTTCAAGCTAACTAGGTTGGCTCCGAAGGTAAACAATAATACCAAGATACCGGAAGCCCGGGGCATGTTTTTCCGCAAAATGGATGTTCAATATATTCACCCCCGCGCACTAGAGAGATATAATATTCGCACCGGAGTTAAGTAATGCGAGAACTGGTGGACTGGGTTTGCTGCTTACTGATGATATCAGCCACAGTGTTGCTAATTATGTACCTGGAGAACATCTAATGGATGATATAACATTGGTTAATGTTGCTACCATCATTGGCTTAATACAAGCCAAATTCCCGGCCAACAAATTAGAACATGAATCGTTTGATGCCTTGGAGAAATTGGGATTGTTGAATGGCACCGAACTGGAGAACATGGATAATTTCATGCACTACTGCAACGAGACACTAGGGACGCATGTGTTCCTAGAGACATTGACAACATTGATTACTAATGGCATACTCAAGTTTGATAATGTCAAGTTTGATTATCACATTGAAGTTACCGGCGAAGGAGTCGTACATTGAAATATACAGATCTAGACAGACAAGTTGGCATCCCAAAGTTCGACGAGTTCGACATCATTGGGGATATGTGGTTGGCCAGAAAGTCCATGGCATCCGAACGACATGCTGAACGAGTACCTGGTACTGTACGCGGTGGCTCTATTGGTGCAATTATTGACGGTACAACTCATGGGGTTTGTCATCGTAAGGCATACCTTAGATTCAATGGCATTGAGACTCCACTGGACGGACCAATTGATCTTATGGTGGCGCAGGGAGAGAAGAATGAAGACATCTTCTTGGAGGAGTTGAGACATAAATATAAAGATACCGAGTTTACAGTGAAAGATCAGACAGAGTTCGAGTGTTTGTGGGAATTACCTGGAGACATAAAAGGCAGTGGGTCCCCCGATATCTGTATTTGGGACAAAGACAAGCCAGTAATTGGTATTGAAAACAAGAACATTGGATCTATTTCCAAAGTAAAGTCCACCCACTATGAGTTGAAGCCCGACCCCACTCACGTCATCCAAGCGGCAAACTATAGCCTGCGGATGGGGGACATGTATTGCGGCGGCGAACCACTACCATACAGACTTATCTATTCCAACAGAAATATGTACCACTTCTTCGCCATGTCTGAGGCAGTTAAGAAGATTATACTACAGCGTGGTTGGGACATCAACTACAGCTTTGGCAGACCAATGACAATTGGTTGCTTTCACCGCGAGTACCTATTGGATTGGGATATCGATGGCCGACTCAGGTATTGGACTGCGGGGTATAAAGACTGGGTTGTCACTCACATTACCCGAGAGTCTATTGATCTTTACTATACAGTTGTGGCCAAGAAAATGGACACCAACAACACGCTTGGGCCTAAGCCTGCGATCAAACACATTGATGGATCAAAACATTATTCACAGTGTTCGTATTGTGATTTTAAAAACATCTGTGCAGACGGAGATCGACTTACCCCACAAGAGTTCAAGGATCGCGGACAAATATTGGCTGCAGAAATGTGGAAAGAAAGATTGGACAAGGACACGTGAATCTGCCAGGATATAAATCAGTCTCTGAGTTCTCTAGGCAAGTTGGAATTTCCAACAGTGCTGCCTTACGACACGTCCGCCAAGGATATTGCGAGTGGCCCAGGAGGTCTAGGAATAATCAGACCAAGCACCCACTGTACTACACTTGGATAAATATGAAGCGCAGGGTATACGATGTCACACATCCCGCATATGCAAACTATGGCGGACGGGGAATACAGATATGCACTAGATGGTATGTATCCTTTGAGAATTTCTGCAAAGATGTTGGTGAAAAGCCAAGACCTGAATATACTCTAGACAGAATAAATAACGAAGGTAACTATACACCTGAAAACTGCCGGTGGGCTACAAGACTGGAACAAAACAATAATCGATCAGTTTGTGGCGGGACAATCTCAGTGGCACCTAATGGAAAGTTCAAAGCAGAGATAACTGTTTGGGGAAACAGGTACTACTTGGGCACACACTTAACCAAAGATCTTGCCCAAGAGAGTATTGATAAAATAACAAGGGAGAATTGATATTTGGCGGCGGTGCTGGAAGCTAGGGGGTCTCGTGACCCAAACCCAATCAGTGTAAAATACTTTAGGTTGGTACAGTTTAACCCCTTTGAGAAGCACTCGAAAGATAATAGAGAGTACTGAACAAGTGGAACCCCACAGTAAGTACATTGGCAGGAGTCGCGCCCTGCCCGCCAAATTACAAACCGACATCTAGTATACATCTTTGTATAATAACTGGGAGCATGAAATGAAGTATTTAATAATGGCAATATTTATGGTCGGCTGTGAATCGCAACTAGGTGGTTGCATATCATTGTCCGCCGTAACTAATCGCGCCACAGTATCTCAGCCATACTGTTGGGTATCTGGGCCAACCGAATATTGTGTATCGAAACGCATGCTACAGCCGGTAATTAAACCGGGCCACACTAAATGACTATTGAAGCCATTGGCTGGTTAAGTGCAATCATGTTGGGATTGTGTGGTCTACCGCAGGCCATCCGTGCAGTTCGCACGAAGTCCATAGCCGGCTTAGATCCATGGTTCCTGGGAATGTGGACAGCAGGTGAGTTGGCCGGATTGGTTTATGTCATTGCGTTGGGCAATCCTGCGCTAATATTAAATTATCTTGTGAACTCGGTAGCCTGTTGTGTGCTGGTTATGGTCCACCTAGGAGAAGCTAGATGAAGAAAGCATTGATAAGACAGACCTATCAACCATTTCCGGCACCGAGGAAATTGAACCGGAACTTGACAAATAGAATCTGGTATGACATAATGTATTCATTAACTGGGAATTATCCCACAAGACTGCAAAAGTAATAGAAGGAATTTTAAGTATGGCAAAGAAAGCAATCTCAATTAAACTGGAAGTCGCTGGTGAAAACAAGTTCGCACGCGAGAGCTGGTATGGACTTGGGCCGTTCACAGCGCAGCTCAATGACGACCAGTCATTGGCACTCGGGATTCCAAATTCCGATGTGCAGATTTGCACACCTGCCCAAAACGACTACGGGACATACTACATGTTCAACATCGGCGGCGGCAAAGGATTCGCATCGGTCGTAGACCACGAGAAGTATGGCAAGTATTTGCGATTACGTCTTGGCGACAAGGTAGAATTGCCAGCATCAGTTGTCGAAAAGATGAACTTCAAGCCAGGCAAAGCAGCCGGCAGCAAGAAGCCCGCAGCAGCAACCAACACTGGTTTCTGGTCTTAATTACTTCACCATCCAGGATGGTGTGGTTCGTTTTCATGGTCCTCGGTCGGCATTGCCGGCTGGGGATTTCTCTATACTAGCGTATAAACTGGAGATCAATATGAAGTATGTAAAGAACAATGGCTCAGTTGATCTTACCAACATAGTGGTTCGTGGTGGCCTGCCAACCATGCCAGTAGGCAAGTACACCGGCATCTATGTTGGCCGAACTGTAGACAACGATGGCCTGCAATGGCTTACGGTCTCCACAACCAAATTGTCACATGTTGAACAGTCGGACATTGAAGTGCCCAACCTACAACCTGGCCAACAAATCAACTTCGAAATAGAAGCACGTAACGGTGCCATTGCTTGCATGCAGGGCAATCAATACAAGTTGCAGAATATAGATCGTTCTGATATAACAGACTGGATGGATGTGTCGGACTTGTATCGGTACATCAAAGACAACGAGATCGTGTTGGCCGAACCTAAGTTGTCAAAGTTGGAGAAGTTGGATGAGTGAATCTTACTACAGATTCTTAACCAAGCAATCGTTGACACCTCGCCAACCGCAGGTTGCCGTTGGTCTGGATGCAATAAAAGCCATCGAGTGGATTGTCCAACAGAACCCAACTGTTGTCCACTACGACCTTGAGACTACTGGGCTACAATACGCAGACCCCAACCAAATTATTACTAATGTTGGTCTTGCTTCGCCGGACTGGCTTGTAGGTATCGACCTTATGCAGGTACCGTTTGAGTTGGCCCAGGAACTGTGGGCCTGGCTGGGTAAGCAGAATCTTGGGGGATTTAACCTGGGGTTCGACTTGGCATGGCCGTGGCGCACTCCGACCGGCGATGGACGCGTCAATCCCAATGTTGACTCACTCAAGGTTGCTTCGGATACCGCACTGTGGTTCCGGCTGCTGGCCACCGAAGGCCATTATCTACAGAATTACCAACTTGAGACATTGATATCCAACGTTCTTGGTTGGCCCGATGAATATCTTCAGAAAGACTGGTTGAAGCATGCACTGTCTTCCCGGGGATATAAGAAGTCCGAGATGTGGCGATTGGCCATTGCGGCCCCCACCGAATACACAACATACTGTGCATTGGATGCCGAAGCTAGTTACCAAGCACACGGTGTATTCCAAGATGTACTCAAGAAGTATGGATTCGAAGGTCTCAATGTTTATCACGATTCCATTCTGGTTCCAAAAGTCAAGCGGAATATTAAGGCATGCTGCCACGGCATTCCAATCAATCGAGAAAAGTTAATTAGAAATCTGGAATGGTGCCACCGACGAATGCTGATGCTAGAAGCCAAGGCACTGGCACATCCCGAAATGCAGCCCATCATGGAAGAATACACCCAGGCCAAGTTGGCCAAGAGTCACACCTTGCGATACAACATGAAGAAGGTATGGGCCAAGGCATCAGACGAGCCATGGAAGTACCCAAACAAGTATCGCGTAGCATACGTAGATGACCCAGCAAAGCAGGCCAACTTACCAAAGTGGTGCCGAGAATTCGGTGGCAAATTCTACACAACTGAAACCCAGTTCACCATCAGCAACCAGGCCGCCGAGTGGCCACGATTCAATGTCAACTCGATAGCGGATATGAAATGGTTACTGTATACAAAGTGGCTAGAAGACGAGTACTCGGTGTGGCACCGTAACCCGGCCAACCCCAAAGCAGGTGGTTTACTGACGGTCCGAGTAGCCGGCAAAGAGTACCAACTTGACCTAACGAAATCAGGGGGTTTGCCAACAGGCGGTCCCATCTTGACATTGTTCGGAGAAATTGGTAGTATCTTAGACGAGTACAAGTCGTTACAAAAGTTGAGTGGCGACTTCCTTGAGAAGTTCGAAGCGGCATCACGCAGAACAGGACACATACACCCACAAGGGAAAGTACTGGGCACACAAACCGGCAGGATGTCCGGTGGTAACTAACTAGTATCATTAACAAATATGGAGAATCCAATGCCAGGACCAAGCTTAAAATTGTACTTTGCAGATGAAACCGAGTACCACACCGTACTCAAGATTGCAGCACAGCACGACATGACACTGCCGCAGTATGCTCATGCGTGTATCATCAGAACAACCAATGAAGTGTTGGCCGAACGCGCAAAGATTCGAGAAGCCCAGGCCGCTCAGGTTGCCGAGTCTGCCGAGCCCACTGAGTCTGCCGAGCAACCCGAGACAGTCGTTGAACCCACTGAGCAGGCCGTTGAGCCATTGGCGCAATCTGAGGTATCGAATGCTAGTGAAGATACAGAAGTTAAATAAGAAAGCAGTGTTACCCCAGTACGCTAAGTTTGGGGATGCAGCTGTAGATCTGACGGCTGTATCCAAGCGACACGTCGAGTACGGCAGGGTCAAATACGGCACTGGTCTGGCTATCGAGATACCGAACAATTATGTCGGTTTGTTGTTTCCCAGATCGTCGATATGCAAGACCGACCTGTTCTTGAGTAACTCGGTGGGCGTAATCGACAGCGGGTATCGTGGCGAGATCTCGATGGTATTTGGTCGCAGACCATATGGTGACGAATACGAGATCGGAGACCGAGTTGGTCAGTTGATTATTATGCCGTATCCCAAGGTGGAATTTGAAGTGGTTGACGCATTATCGCCGTCCGAGCGTGGCGACACGGGGTTTGGCTCCAGTGGAAAATAAACCAACAGCCGAAGAATTGGCAAAAGTACTTGAGTACATTCGTGACAACTGGGAGAACGCATGGATGCGTTACATTATCCGCGAGTCCCTAAAGGGGAATTTTGACTGGAGAGATTAATGAAGTACACTGTACGCTGGACACTGGCATTCAGTACCGATATCATCGAGTGTGCCCAGGATGCCGATTCGTTGGAACAAGCTGGCCTTATGTTGTCTGATATCCTGGCGTCCGCACATACATTAGGTATTCAAGATTATCTTGTGGAATCTGATATCAAGGAATACGACGATGACCTACAGTAATCCCCTTGAGCAATTACAATCTGACTGGTGGTCTGAATATTCCCAGAATCCAGATAACGACTATTACAAGATTAATGCCCAGCAGTTGGCAAAGACGCCAATACTACTTGATTGTATTGAAGCCCCTGAGGGATACAAGTTTGTTCAACTGGACTACTGTTTCACGGAAGGAACTGAATTATTAACTAAACGCGGGTGGCTTGAGTTTTCTAAGCTAGACTCAGAAGACTTGGTGTGGCAAGTAGAGCCTTACTCATTAATAGGTAGCTGGGTAAGACCTAAGCGTGTAATACACAAACATTACAGTGGACCTATTTATACATTCGGTAACCGACGGGGTAAACTTGAAGTAACATATGGACACAGTATGGTATGGGCAGGACCTCAAACCCACCAAAGGGAAGATAAGAAAAGATTACGAAAGTTTCAGAGAGCTGAGAACGGAGTACCTAGTACGGCAACCACAATGCTAACAGCAAGCAACTCAAACACCCGGTCATATTATTCCGAACAGGAGATATGGATGGCCTGCATGTTGGCTGCCGACGGGAGCAGAACCCCAAGCGGTAGCTATACAATAGAAGTCAGCAAGCCACACAAAGTAGCCCAGATTGAAAAACTGTTAGGACGAGCTGGCACTGTTAGACCAGCCCGACAAAATCAAACCAGAGATTCTCACAGTTGGTATGGTATCAAATTTGAGTCGAAACTATTGTGCCCTGAAACCAAAGCACTAAAGTTAAATACTTTAGGATCAAATCAAGTCAATGTATTTGTTGCTGCTCTTAGCTTCTGGGACAGCAGTAAAACGGGATACAAAACCGAAAGGTTTAACTTTTGCTCAACAAACGAAGTCGAAATTGACAGCATACAAGCATATCTAGTAACTTCTGGGTATGAAGCCAGGAAAACCAGCGGCAACTCTAAGTCGCTGAAGCACAAAAAGCCATTTTACTTGTCTATTAGAAAGTCTGCCGGAATAAGACTTCGCAGAAACAAAGATGAGCAGATATCAGACTACACTGGAATGGTTGGCTGTGTTACAGTGGATCATGGATTTATCCAAGTGCGAAGAGATGGACAAACATTTATCTCAGGCAATTGCGCCCTTGAGCCGACAGTGTTGGCTGAATTCTCGCGTGACAAATGTTATCACGAGATATATGCTTCCGGTAAGCCCCACGAGGTTTACTTGTACGTAGTATGCAAATTACTGGACCCCAATGGCAAGATCAATGCGGTATATAACCTCGACAATCCCACTGAAGAGTCGGTCGCCAAGACCAAGAAGATGTTCAAGACCGAACGCACAATGGGCAAGATCTTCCAGCTTATGTCTACATATAAAGCCGGCGCACCAAAGATACATCGACAGTTGGTATTATCAGGCGTAGACATTACCCGAGAAGAAGTAATCGAGATACGCAAGAAGTACTGGGGGCCGGACCTGTTTGCCGGTATTGTTGACTACGAAGATAATTTGTTGGCCGAAGTTGATCAGCGTGATGGGTGGTTCTTCAATGGCATGGGCCGACCATTTGCTGTGACTGACAAGAAACGCAAGGATGTAGTGAACACACATACGCAATCCACTGGGCACGACTTGACCGACCTGATGATTCTTGAGACCGAGAAGAATGTTGTGGCCAACCAACTGGATTGTATTCCGATCATACCAGATTACCATGATGAAACTATTTGGATGGCCCCAATTGACGATGCCGAATCCGCAGCCAATGCAATGTCGGACGCAATTGACGCAGTCAATTCTATGGTAAACTTCAGTATCCCACTCAAGGGAGAACCGGAGATCACAGATAACTTTACACAATTTAAGATGCCAGACCCAGTGGGCTGGTATGCGGAGAAATTAAATGACAAGTGAATCAACATTTATGGTACCCTTGACCAAAATAAAAGCAGTTCGCACGCACCCAAATGCACACAGTTTAGATATAGCAACTGTGTTCGGATTTGATGTAGTGTGTGGAAAGGACGTTTACAAAACAGGAGACTTGGTAATATACATACCTATTGACTCCATATTGCCGCCCCACCTTGAGTCGGCGTTATTCCCTTGGGATTCCAAGATAAAGTTGTCCAAGTCCAGGGTGAAGCAGATTCGCATCCGTAAATTCCCATCCCAGGGAATGCTGGTACATCCACGAGTAATCGAGGAAACTTACGGATTTCGGCCAACCAAAATGACAGACTACAGCAAGAAACTGGGAATTGTAAAGCATGAGCCACCGGCCCCCAAGACACAAATGCAAGGCCAATCAAAAAAGAAATCCAAGGACAATCCCAAGTTCTCGAAATACAATGGCCTCAATAATTTCAAGTGGATGCCCGATAAGTTCCAGATAGGTGAACAGGTTACTATACAAGAAAAGATACACGGAACGAATGCTAGGGCTGGATTGTTACCCTACCACGCAAACACATGGTGGAAAAAGATCAAGAAATTGTTTGGGTTGACCCCAAAATATGAATTCTGCTATGGATCAAACAATGTCCAATTAAGTGGAAAATCAAACAAAAGTGGATATTATGGAGAGGATGTATACGGTCGTGTATTTTCCTCATTGAATATTGAAGCCAAGCTGCTACCAGGAGAACAGATCTTCGGGGAGATATATGGAGATGGTATTCAAAAAGGATATGCTTATGGATGCAAACAAGGCGAGCTGAAGTTTGTGTTGTTCGATGTTAAAATGAATGGCAAGTGGCTAGACCCAGATGAAGTTCGTAAGCGTGCAGAAGCACACGGACTGCGTATGATTCCGGAATTATTCCGTGGACCATTTAATCCAGAAGCGGCCAAAGAACTAACTCTAGGGGATTCAGTATTGGCCCCAAGTCAGAAAGTCCGCGAGGGGGTTGTAATTAAGTCCATCCTGGGGTACAATGAAGGCTGTGGATCAAAGCGGGCACTCAAGATGATTTCAGAAAAGTATCTTGACAAAGATCAAACCGACTTCCATTAGACCAACCTTAGGAGAAATTAGATGATACTAAATGATGGGACAATGTCCAACGAATCAATAGCTGAACTGGTGACAAAAGAAGCCATAAGAGTAATGCAGACTATGGTGGAGGATTGTGAATTTTTACAGTTCTACAAAGACGGGCCGGCCGTAGCAGTACAGACTTGTGAAGGCCACATTAATGTCTACCCACAAGTCACGATAAAATTAACAAAGGAAATAGAACAGCTACGAGAAGAAAATAAGAAGCTCAGGGACATAATCGTGAAAGCCAGGGCAGACCTGGTAGATTGGAATTAAGCTGTGCCCAAGGTAACCTTTTTCCTGGAAATCAAACCCCACCCCCAGGAACGCATACGTTTCCACTTTAAAGGTTGGGGCAAGCGCCGACAGATATTACCATACCTGCCCGAGAAGACCAGGGATTTCCAGAACGGAGTTCGACAAATGGCACGGGATTACATGGAAGCCAATAATATCCCCGAGTTCCCAAAAAAGATCCCACTTGAGCTGACGGCCATCTTTTACTTGGATCGGCCAGCGTCCGCCAAGAAACGGCTGGCACCAATAGTTCGCCCAGACCTGAGTAACTATTTAAAGTCGATCGAGGATGGACTCCAGCGTGCAGCAAAGGATGACAAAGATCCTGCGTTAATCGAAGACGACAGCTCGGTATGTCGAATTGTTTGCGAGAAACGATATGTAGATGACGACTACCCAACAGCCGGAATATTGGTGACCTTAGCAGAATGGAGTCCAAATGTCGAACCTAGTGTATCTGACTAAGAATATACGAGAACGAATCAAGAACGCATACCTGGATAGACACGAATTGCGTATCCAGTTTCTAAAGGCACGTGACATTCTGTATGAACTTAGACGGCGACAACTAGAGCTAGATGACCACATAGCTAAGTTGAAAGCCAGATTGGACCAGGTGACTGATGATAAATGATAACATACGTAAAGCACTGATCTTGGCAATACAAGAACTGCACAGAATTCAGCTACCAGATTATGTAGTTAGAAATGATGGGGGCTTATCAATGTATTCAGAATTAAATAAACGCATGAGATGGGCTAAGGATGCTGAGAGAAAAATTCTAGATATGACAGGAATGGATTATTATAATCTAACGATTGATCCTCAAGACCTTGTGAGAAATCACAAATGACCAGCACAACTTCTATACTGGATTACTTTCCATATGATAAACCGCGCCCTAGTCAGCTCAAGGTATTGCTGTGGGTCGAGAAGAATTGGGATCGGTTCGACCTGATGGTCCTTCAGTGTCCCGTGGCAGCCGGTAAATCTGGTCTTGCGGTGACTATTGCCAACTGGGCCAACCAAGAACATGGTGTCCTTACGGGCATCACAACGCCGGACAATGTACTGGTTAATCAATACAAGCAAGATTTCAATCTATTGACGTTGCCGTACCGCAATTCATTTGCCAGCGGTGATCTGTATGTTCAGGCCAAGAACGAGTTCAAAGCGGCCCCCCTAAAGGTGATGAATAATTTCACACTACTGGCCAATCGTGCCTACAGCGATCTGCAAATTATGGATGAGTGCTTCCCAGGAGATGTGGAAGTTCTTACTAATTTTGGATTTAAAAGATTCGATGAGCTAGGAACACATGAGAAGGTTGCTCAGGTTGACTCCAACAGCTTAGAACTAGATTTTGTTATGCCTAGTCGTTATGTAAAAAAGCAGGTTGTAGATCATGATATGGTTCGTTTTTCGTCTACTAAGAATATCAACCTAACGTGTACGGCAAAGCATGCCATGCTTGTGACTAACAGGCTCAACGGGATCACTAGTAAGTACTACGCCGATGCAGTACCTCTAAGTACTAGCCAAGTGTATCGAGCAGGAATCAGCACACAGTTTGGTCCTGAGACTATGTCCTCTTGGCAGAAGCTTATGATTGCCACGCAAGCAGATGGATGTATTACAGGGAAATCAAACATCCAATTCTCTTTTTCCAAGCAACGCAAGATAGATAAGTTCAAAGAATTAATGGCTGAAGGCAAGTTTGAATATAGTGAAGTAAAAGGAAAACCAGTAAACGGAGCATGCCAAGCCAAACGTAGGTTTATTGTTCGCAGAATGCAAGGTGCCAGTAAGGTATTGTGGGATCATTTTGAGATACAGGATATATCAGCTAACTTAGGTAGAGAAATTTTAGAGTATATGGTAGAGTGGGACGGCTGCAGAATCAATAAGAATCAGTTGTACTTTTCTTCTGTCATAAAGACCAATGCAGACTTTTACCAAACAGTGGCCTGCTTGTCTGGATACTCCTCAAACATGACAGTACAAGTAGATCCTAGAAAGGATACATTTTCCGATGTACACAGACTTTTCATTTCCAAGGATCGTAGTTCGGTGGGCCTGTCTACTTCCAAAAGAACTTCTCATAAATACAGTGGAAATGTATTTTGTGTAACTGTACCCAAAGGCAATATTATAGTTAGACAAAAAGGTAAACCCATAGTAGTTGGAAACTGCCATCAACTTATTCCTATGTTGCAGGATTTCGAAGGTATAAAGATATGGCAACACCTCGAAGGCTATCCTAAGACTATTAAGACTGTGGCAGATCTGCTGGTTTGGGCCGGCTCGCGTGGCCCAAAGGACAAGCTGGGCAAAAAGATAACCAAACTGGTGTCAAGAAACCCCAGTGATTATGTGGTAGTCCAAGACTCGGAACTTTATCGCGGACGCATACGTGACTACTTGCGTATATATCCACTGACACCCAAGAATAATAAGCCCATATTGTGGCCACCCAGCAAGGTAAAGAAGTTGATACTTATGTCGGCTACCATTGCCAAGCCGGATATCGAAGATTTGGGGCTACATAACCGGCGTGTGGGGTACATCGAAGTTCCTTCGGATATACCGCCGGCTAATCGACCATTTATATTTGTTGGCCAAGGCAGCATGGGCCGTGGTAACGCACGGGAAACATTACCAAAGATCATGACTAAGTTGCGAGATATTCACAACGGCAACGGGGGCCGTGGGATGTTGCATACCACTTACAGTTTGTCTTCGAGTATGCAAGCCAAAGGTGAAACACCTGCCTTGATATTCCACGGCATAACAGATAAGCGTGATAAATTAAATGCTTGGATGTACGACCAGTCGGATAAACGAACTTTTGTTGGCTGCGGCTTGACAACTGGGCTAAACTTGAAGTATACTGTGTGTAATTGGCAAGCCATTATGAAGTGTCAATTTCCCGATTTGGCTGATCCAGCGGTTGCAGCCAAGGCAGAACGCAGCCCCGAGTGGTATGCTTGGACGACCATCAAGCAAATAGTACAGGCATATGGCCGCGTCTGCCGAGCACCAGACGACCTGGGGGCAACATACATGCTAGACAGTGATTTTATAAGATTGTATACAGAATATAAACACCTGTGGCCAACCTGGTTTACAGAAGCCCTGGAGATACGATGAAGAAGCCAAAAACATTGATATTCGACCTTGAGTCGAGCCCTAAGACTGCATACGTCTGGGGACTGTGGAACCAGAATATTGGTATCAACCAAATTAAAGATGACATGTACATCCTAGACTGGTCTGCCAAATGGTTAGACGACGAATATGTCTACAGTGACTCGTTGCATTACCACAAGCTGTGGGACAAAGAGCCACAGAATGACCGCATCATTGTCGAGTCTGCGTGGGAAATGTTTGACCAAGCTGACATCATTGTCGGCCACAACGTCAAACGATTTGATATTGCCACCATGAATTCTCGGTTTGTCCAATTAGGCATGCGCCCCCCTAGTACGTTCCAAGTAGTAGATACACTAGCCATTGCCAAGCGCAGAATGAAGTTCACTAGTAACAAGCTGGACTTTATTGCACAAGCACTGGGGGTTGGCCAGAAAGTACAGACTGGTGGATTCCAGTTGTGGGCCGACATCATCGAGAACCATGACCGCAAGGCATTCGATCTTATGGTAGAATACTGCGAGAATGACGTATTCATCACTGAAGAAGTATACAAGATTCTCAGGCCGTGGGATGACAAGCACCCGTCAGTTGTTATTGCCGGAGATCTCAGCAGGCCACGCTGTAACGCCTGTGGCTCGAATAAAATACACAAGCGCGGGTTTCACTATACGCCTACGCAGACATATCAGAAGTACAACTGCGTCACATGTGGACACAACATGAGATCCCGTATAGCCGAGAAACGTACGATAGAACAAAAACGTAACTTATTGCGGAGCAATTAATATGCCAAACAGATACATTTGTTCAGTACTCAGCGAGATGCGAGAATGTCGGAAGACCAATAACTTCAGCTATCTGGGCGGGTTGATCGAGGAAGCACAGGTTATGGCGAACCGCATGGAAGCCAGGATACACACCGTCCACGACCTTGAACGTCTGGAGAAACGCACAAAAGAAATGCGCACCGAGTTAAAAAAGAATGACAAATCAGAGTACGGAGACTAGGGATGCCCATTTACGAATTCCGCTGCGAGAACTGTAGCAAGACCCAGGAACATATTGTGAAGCTGTCAGAAGCGGACACCTTCGAACCCAGCAAAGACTGCTGTGATAAGCCAGAACCGAAGCGGTTCATTGGCAAAGTCAACATCAAAAAGGGTGCCAGCTGGGGACCAGGTAAGGGGAATTGGCTTATTCCATTGATATTATTAGGAGAATCGGCGTGGAGTTACCTGGCTACAGCAGTATAGTAGAGTTCTGCAAAGAACAAAGCATACCCTACATGACCACAGTTAATGCGTTAAAGCGAGGATACAGCAAGTGGCCACGTCGGACTATATCTGGTCAAAGCAAGAACCCAGCCTACAAATGTTGGGAGAATATGGTTCAACGAGCAACAAACCACAAAGTCTCTGGAGCACACAATTACTGCGGAAGAGGAATCAAGGTTTGCGATAGGTGGCGCGTATCCTTTGAGTGGTTCCTAGAGGACATGGGATCACGCCCAAGCAGGCGACACAGTATCGACAGGATCGACGTTGACGGCAACTACGAACCTGGTAACTGCAGATGGGCAACACCTTCAGAGCAAGGCATAAACAAGAGATATATCCGGGGCCGGCCCGGATCAATAGGAAGGTGTGCATCCGGAAAATGGAGAGCCCAAATATCTAGAGACAACAAAACATACCATCTTGGTACACATGTTACAGAAAATCAGGCAGAGCAAGCTATTGAGGACTTTTTAACAGAAGAACGTGGGGGAATTGGTAATGCTTAAGCTATATACCGATGGATCTGGACAAGCATCCGGCCCCTGCGGTTGGGCGTTTGTTGTCGTAGATAAATCCGAGACAATTGAATACGCAGTGGAATCTGGCGGCCAGTTGAATGGCACATCGAACATCGGCGAAATGTTAGCCATAATCAACGGACTGGAGTGGGTCCAGGCCAACAGACCACCCGAGACAGTGCACATCTTCACCGACTCTGCGTATTGCATGAATGCATTTGTACAGTCATGGACAACCATGTGGTTGAAACGCAATTGGAAGAATGCACGTGGCCGAAAGGTAGCAAACAAAGAACTGTGGCTACAGCTTATGGGACTGGTTGACAACTTAGATGTAATGTGGCATCATGTCCCCAGTCACACAGGCATTAAGTACAACGAATTGTGTGATACACTAGCAGGCAAGGAGAGAAAGAAATGGCTGGATATATCTGCTATGACTACAGATGCGCAAGCTGCGCAACAATAACAACATCCATGATGAAGCGGGATGCCGTCGTAGAGATGGTTGAGTGCGAGAAATGTGGCGAAACTGCTGGTCGTATATTGACGGCAAACATTTGCCGCGTCAGTTACCCCGACGGAACTACAGATCGGTTCAAAATGGCCAAGGAGAAACGAGCACTGGACAAGCTCAAGCGGGCAGCCAAGAAGTCGCAGAACAGTGACGAAGTTGCTCGGATTAATACCGAATTAGGTAATGTCCGAGAAGTATCAAAACGAGACAGACAAGCAGCAAATATTTGCAAAGTATCGGAGAAAGAATAATGTACACAAGGTTAAATTCAAAGGCAATGCCCAGTAGAATACTGGTAACAAACAACGAATATACGATTGCCCCAGACAAGTCATCGGTATTAATTACTGGATTAATAGACGAAACCGGTAATTTTTCCACTAAATCTGTTGCTGTCAAAACACATGCACTGCATGTCCAACTCAATCCTGCGTTGGGCAACTCATTGCAAATCATCACACCCGATGACGGCGAAGTCACATTAACCAAGCCAGTCAAGAACAAGTTGTCCGCTGTCGAATCTTTAGATTGGACACATCGTATTTTCTTTGTTAGAATTGATCTACTACCACCTAATTAATGGAGACAACATATGACACCGTGTGAAGAGATTGGATTAAAGGTTGGAGATACAGTTGAACTAATGGAGCAGTTTTATGGATATCCGGCAGGCACACATATTACATTGATACACGATGACACAACAACAACCCCATCTTTCCAATATGAGTGTGGCCAGCTATACACCCCACTAAGTAGGGTAAAGCCGATTGCATATTCAGCAGAGAGGGCTGTAGCCAAACGATTCAATGCAGACAAGGTTGATTACACACTAGTGCCTACTGATGCGTTGACTGAAGAAGCCAAGGTATGGATGGCCGGCGAGAAGAAATATGGGCGGGATAATTGGCAGAAGTTGTGGGGGAGTGATACCGTAGCTGTGGTATTGGCGTCCTTGTTGCGGCATGCATATGCGATTCAATCCGGCGAATCACATGATGCAGAAACTGGGTTCCAACATGCTGCTCACATTCGTTGTAATGCAGCAATGCTAGTGAGATATTTTAATAATAAACTAGATCCTTCTAGCCATCCCTGATTGCCTTGATGCCTGCTTATTAAACCCCTTAAGATATGGGTCGTATTTGGGGGCCGGAAGTTCTACTTCCGGTTCAACTGGCTGCTTCGCCATCTGCTTGAATTTCTCGGACAATCTGGTTGGTTCTACTGGGGATTCTGATCCGCCAACGGGTAATTCGATTTCTTGTCCGACATCTATCTCGTCGGGGTTCTCAATGTTATTACTTCGGGCCAACTCACGATAATCTAATCCGTACTTGCCGGCTATTTCAGATAATGTGTCGCCGGCTTTTACGGTGTATTTGTCACCGGCCTGTGGTGGAATGTCTCCGAACATGTCATCCGCCTTGGATGCCCACTCGGCGTCCATTTCTTCCGGCGTTGATTTGACTGGTTGGGTTGGCCCGGCATCTTTTGCCGGCTGTGGGGTCTCGTCGTCGCCTTCGATGTCATATTTATCGAACCACTTAAGTCGTTCCTTGGCACGCTGTTTGGCATTTGCTGGTCGTTCCCACTTCTCAGTAAACCAAGTTGATGCATCTTGTGGTGTACTGAAGTCTTGTTTCAAATACTTCTTAGTGTCACCTTCGGTTAATGCATAATCTACTTGCGTCTTCCAATCTTCCCAACTAGAGTCATTCTTGTCAGCATATTTCTTGAGCTTGTCTGCCCGGTCTTTATAATACTGAAACAATCCCAAACTGTAGTTGCCATCAGCTTCCTTGCCCTTGGCTCCTGGTTTGAATCCCGATTCGGCTTCGATGTTAGCCATCATGCCCAAGGCATGGTTCTTACTTACACCCTTGCTGCGGATATAGTTATAAACTTCGGTTCTGTCTGCTTGCTTAGCCATCGGTATCTCCGGGATGTTATCTTTTCTGACTACTTTGTAATTGGGCTGACGTTGGACTTCTTCGCCGCTTCTCGATGCTCTTTGATCTTCGCGATCAATTCGTCGTCCACTGTTGTCCGCGAAGACTTGGCAGCTTGCTCCAATGCCCAGAACAAGAACCACTCCAAGAATGGTCCCATGATTAATGATCTTCCGATAGACACCAGTGTGCCCAAAATTACTGTTGGCATAATCTTTCTCCATGTTAATCAAATAGTTCGTCGACCATTTCACTGGACAACGATGGTTTATTATCGGCCTTACGCCAACGATCTGCTTCATTTAATATTGATGATCCAACTGGCACGGTTGACTTCATCAATGACTGTGTTGCCTTCTTAACCTTGTCTTCTAGGGTGGCAGGACTTGGGTCCTCTATGATTGCTTTAAAGAATCCAGGTACACTCATGGCTGCCTCGATTGCTGGGTTATTCAATATGCCCATATCCAGTACAGACATTACGGGTGCCCAAGACTTTATATCTCCAATCAATGCATTATATACTTGATCATCGTCGCCGATCTGAGATTGCAGTGTTGCAAATGCCGCCAATGGTGCGCCGTATCTTTCGAACATGCGTAACGCGGCCTTGTGGGCTTTTGGATTCTCACGCCATATTGTATTAAAATCTGATGCAATGGATACCGGCCACTTGGTGAACATTGAGAACATTGGCCCCATGGTTCTCAGAAATTCGGCCTTTTGTTCAACCCCATAGTGAAACTGCGTTCTGGCCACAGTGTGCTTACCAATGATGTCACCTACCTTGTCCATGTCCGCACGCATAGCTTCAACAGTAGTTAATCCGGCCTTACGCAGACTCAGGCGAACACCTGGACCCATCTTCTCTAATGCCTGTAAGGCGTCAGCTGACCCGCGACTGAGATCTCGGGCCAACACATGGCCGGCATTATAAGCTACCATTCGATTTAAGTTGTCACTAAGTTCGTAAAATTTCATAGATATATCGCCAAGCCGACCGTATGCACGTCCTGCTTTGGTTGTCTGATGTGACAATGCTTCGGCCTTGAATCCTGCTGCCAACAGTCCATCGGCCTTCATGCGTTTGGTGTGTTTGAAAAAGTTAGACGCACTGGATCGAGCTACGACATTCAGTCCATAAGTTCCACCCATCCAGGGGGCCGTTTGAACCCAGTTCTGGCCGATATTACGTATCGTAGCCTTGGCATTCAGCCCCAAGTATGCTGGATATACTGCGGTCTGCCACCCCTCGAACATCTTCATGCCCAAGTTGGCCGTATTCCAACCAACCGCTTCCACAATATTCTTCTCTTCTTTTTGCATTCCCTTGAAGATCTGGTATTTGATCCTGTTACCTTTGTCCAGGAAGAATTGTCTCGTTTCGCCGCGAACATCTCCACTCAGGTCTTGCAATAAATTTCCCCACCACTGGGCGGTCTTTGGCATACCTGCTAGCGCGAATGCTTCATGCTGACCATATGCTTTTCGTGTTGCTTTAGACATTATTGCTGACTTTACGGACCCGTTAACGTATCCAAGAAATGTCTTAGATATATCAAATTCCCGCAATGCATCTGAGAAGTCATCGTTTCCTTTTGAGAAAACAGCCGACACATCATTACCCATTCGGTACGTGTTCTTGGAATCCAACAACCGCCCCTTGAGTGTGCCAAGGTCAGACATTGTTAATGACTTGCGCTCACCTCCTGCAGACACGTTGATCTTCCTTAGATCTTTGATTTGTCCAATAATATTGTCTGCGTCGGCCCCCTTGATACCAATGCTTTCCAAGTCATCCAGATTCCAAGTCCTGAGATTGGGCTTATCTATGCGGCCACTTAGTTGTCCCAAGGTGCGCGTATAATCTTCCACCAGTAATGTCTTTTCATTTAATCCCAGCATCTGCCGGGGGACATAGTAATCTTGGTGATTTGGATCAAATCCATGTGCTTTTACCAAGTTGTATCCTTCGTCAAATGCATCAGACCATGCATCTACAGCAGTCTTTACTTTGCCAGCCACATTGCCGTCTGCATCCACCAAATGCTCAATACCCTTGAGATGCTGTGGCTGCTTTCCTTCGGACAAGAACACCCTGAGTTGACCCATCTGCTTGTTAGACATGCGTGCTTTCTTGGTCAACTTCTGGGCGGCGATTCCTTTTTTCAACAACAGCGGACTCAGGTTCTCGTACATACCCCGAGCTTCGGCCAACCCATTAAGAACTTCAGTTGCTCCGGTGCCGGCTGTTCTGTCCATTTCTCCAACAGCTGCCAATCCGTCCACTACCTTAGTGTGGAAGTCTTCTGTAGATTGTAGTTGTGCTTTTAAGGAACCACGTTTTGCAAACTCGGCTCCCAGTTCGTCATTGATCTTGCCCATTTCGCGGCCCATGGTCTTGGTAAGAATCCAGTCCTGCCACATTCCCTGTTGGGTTTCTTCATCTACCGTATCCAATATTCTTTTGGCAGCAGCTATGCCCTTCTTTTGTGACTTGACTCCGCCTTTGGTCATTGCCCCGGAACGGTTAACGAAGCGTGCAAAGCCGGCATCAATCTTGTCCGGCGAGAATGTCAGCTCGTCTGGCGACATTTCCTGCATTATTTTGTTGGCCCGGACTACTGCCTCGGCTCCGGCTTCTTCTGATGCTTCTCCGATTACTCGGGATGTCATTGGATTGATGTCCATGCCTGACTTGAATGCCAGTCCATGTATGCCCAGTGATGCAACGGCCGCCAGTATCGCACCGTCCTTGCCGAATTCTGATCCTGCTACTGCGGATTCCCCGGCCGCCTGCAGACCAACTCGGGCCACGCGGCTTCCAACTTTCTCGGTTGCTTTTAGTACGGTATTTAGTTTGGGCGCATACTTCGCGGCAGCAGATGATAACTTGCCACCATATCTCAGCATTGGGTTTATTGATAATGCCACACGACCAATAGCACGTGGCGTTGAAAATTCGCCAGTACGTTTCTCGGCTAAGTTCTCGCCTTGAATCCCCGAATAAATACCATAGCCAACTAACCCGGCCAACCCACCCACAGCTGTCCCAACGCCGGGAAATACAGCGGTCCCAACAGCTGCACCTACTTTGGCAGATACCCATGCAGCGGCCAGGTCGGTACCAATAGCGCCGACAATTTCTCCACCAGCTTCCCACATGTCTTTTTCACGTGTGAGATCTTCTTTGGTGACATCGTCGGGGTTGATTGTTTCCTGAGCGCCCAGCTTGACCCCAGACACGAACCGCTCGAAGGCGGACGGTTGGTCCCCGGATTGCTCCGAGGACCTTGGTCCTTGAGATTGTGCGCCCACAACGGTATCCGGTGGCTGCGACACACTCCCAATTCCCTTGAGTTCATCTTTAGTGACAGGAGCAAACAAGTCAGCACTAGGTTGTCCTGCTGTCTGTGCCGGCTGTATGTCTTGTAATCCTGTTAATTCTTCAGGAGTTACGGGTGCAAATAAATCCTTGGCCATTATTGTGCCCTACGTTTCTCGATTACTTGAACTGCTTCTGCATAAGAGATATTGTTGTCCTGTGCAAACTTGGCAATTTGCGGATCTTCCTCGGGGCCGCCCAAGTGGTCTTGTAACTGCTTAGTGACATCTTCAAACTTAGATACGTTCGTACCCCATATCATACCAGGTTTCACTATGTTTGTCAAGTCTGGATATGGTTCTGGCAATTCCAATGCAGCAGCTCGCTTGTTGGCTTCCGATGCCTGCAACTTGAGATCTGCAGCATTCTCCTTGCTGGAGTCCTTCTTAAGTGCCTGTAGCGCCGAATCAACGTTTCCAACAACCCGATTATAATCCTTGAGTTGCTGCTTTTTGACTTCGTCGTTGCCATCTCGGATGGCTTTAATTCTGTCCGTAACTGCCTTGGCCTGGTCAACCTTGAGTTTACCTTCGGCCAGACCTTGGCTGAACTCAGTCTGTTCTTTACGTAATGCCCGATCTAATTCATCCGATCCAATCTTATATCCTTGATACGCTGCTGCACGCTTGTCGGCAATACGTTGACGGTCTTCAGACATCTTACGGTATGCATCCTGCTTTGATGATTGCATCTCGTTAAATATTTGATCTCGTCGTCTGTCCCAACCTGTCTGGTTGAACTTCAGTCCGCCCAAATTGAGACCAGTCTGGTGTCCGATAACGCCGGCTGCTATGTGTGCTATGCCTTGGATCATCGACTCCCACAGTTGTTTGTTGGCCTCGGAATCCTTGGATGTCTGGTACATTGCTTTTGCTTCTTGGATACCACGCATTAATTCCGAGTCAGTGTCTCGGGCTTCCTGGTTGAATCCTTCGTTGTCTTCTTCCCATTGCTGGCGCATCGAGTTGATGCGTGCCTCTTTGGGATCTACGGCTGGTGTTTCGGGGGCCGGGGGTTCTGATGTGTCTGATGTCTCGGAATCTGCTGACGCATCTTTCTCGACAACCTTGGGGCCATTCAGGTTCCACAGATCTTCTTCTGGCTCAATTGGGTCCTGCTTGCCGCGCATAAAATCAGACTCGATCTGTTGGTCTTCCTTGGGTACAGGAGACCAATCTATCACTGGCTTATCCTCGGCTGCGGACTTCTCGCCAGAACCACGCTCAGCAACGGCTGTCTCAAACAAGGATTTCCTAGGTCTAGCGGGAACGAATTCGGAATCTTCCTTGTTGGCTGCTGCAATTTCTGCAGGAGTCATCTTAGACTTGTCCAATTTCTCTTGTCGTCGTTTCTTCACTAGTTCTTCGTAGGTCATTGATGCCACGAGTAATCTCCTATGGGCCAGGTAAACCGGGCCAACTAATTAATATACTTCTGCTGATTGTAATCCGCCGGCAACTACTTCGCCTGCTCCCTTGCCTGCTATGGCACCGGCAGGACTTCCGGTTATGGCTGCACCGGCAATCATTGATCCTCCAACAATAACGTTGCTTATCATGGCACCTTGTGCTGCCTTGCGGCGCATCTTTTCAGCTAATGCATTCTTCTTGGCTTGCAGATCTTTCATCAGCCTGTAGTCCTTCTGGCGTTCTGCACGCTGAAATTCCAACTCCAGCTTTTGAGATACCATGCTGTGTGCATGTTGTAATATCGACATCTCACGTGCTGCTGCCTGCTCCATTTCTCGCATTTTGGTTTGCAGCTGCTGGTTCTCGCGGAAATTGGCCACACTGTAGTCAGCCAGTTGTTGCATATTACTAAAGCGGCGGCCATCCTCAGACTTTTGAAACATCAGTCGTTGATCAAACAATATCTGCTTTGTGTACTGGCTAATGTTTGACAAATCTTCTCGTTGCTTGCGGGTCATAAAAGACAACGAGTTGTCGTAATCCATCTTGGCAGATGTCAAACGCTTCTGTACTCCCAGTTCTTTGGCCTGCAGTCTTTTGGATTGCTCTAGTGCGGCTGAATTCTGCCTGAGTTGCCCAGATCGTTGCAGCTCAGATATCTGTGAATCATTCAATAATTGTTGTTCATTCAACGACTGTTGCTTGGCTTGGCCGGCTTGCTGCAATACCTGATTCCCTAGTTGTCCCATGATCTGCTGCTGGCCAGCTGCTGCCTGTGTGGCAACTTGTGCTTGGCCAGCTGTTGTGCCCGCAGCTATTTGCTGTGCCGATGCCTTTGCTTGGGGGCCGGTTGTTGCTGTTTGCTGTATGGCTTGGTTGGCCTGGGTTGCGACATTAGCATTGCCAATATTCTGCTGTTGGCCAGTGTCGGCTCGTACTTTGTCGGCAATTGCTCGTAATTGATTGCTAAGTGCCATTATGTGCTCCAGATGGTCGGGCCAGATGTGCTTGCACCCATCGCCGTGTTACTGGTTGCCTCGGTGGTTCCTTCTACGCCTGTATTCGGTGAATCTGAGATTGCATAAGCAGTGGCCATGCTCGTGGCTCCAGTCAATATGCTAGTGTATGCCTGTTCCTTTGACGCCTGTTCAGCCAACTTCATTGCCGTGTCCATATCCATTTGGGCCATGGCCTTTTTGAATTCTCGTTCGTCGGCGTTCATTAACTTCTTCATGTCAAACTGCTGATTCATGATCTCGAAATCTTGACCAAATGCCAACTTCTGTGCTTCCTTGCGGAATTCAATCTCATCCTGCAGATTGGCTTGTTGTCCAATGCGCGTCAGTTCGTCAACATATTTCTGATTAGACATGGCCATTGCATGTGCTGCCTGATCTAGATATGCTTTGAATTGATCGGCCCCAAAAGATTCGCGTTCTCGGGCTGCGTTCATGAATATATCTTGCTCTACGATCCCACGCTCGGAAGCCATGTTAGCCAATGCATTGGCATATCCATTAGACAATTCTTTGCCGCCAATGTCTTCACGTTGCTGTAATTCCTTGACTGCCATTTCTTCGCGTGCTGCGCGGGCTGCATCTGCTTGTTGAGTCTGGGCGGCGATGTTGGCTTGCTGCTGTTGGAATTGATTAGTTTGGGCGTTCTGGGCCAACCCAAACTGCTGGTTCTGTTGTGTCTCGGCTTGCTTTAATCCCTGTTGCTGGATCATGCCTTGGGTGTTGATGGCATCCAATTGCTGTTGTCCAGTGGCAGCTGCCAACTGAGAACCAACATTAGACATTGCCGGACCACCGGAAGCACGTCCGGCTTTGCCGGTGGCTGCTGCTTGCTGTTGCGCAGAAACGTCTTCCGCCGAGACCGGGGCTGGTCCCTGGGTCTTCTTGCGTTGATTAATTATGTCCATTAATGAACTAGCCATTACATGTATTTCTCCATAAATTTGGCCAGATCTTCCTCGTCTTCAGGAGACATTTCACCTAGTTGCTTGTAGAACTTCTTAAATTTATTACTTTTCTCTATTGCCTTGGTTCTGGCTTTGTCTGCCTTGTCTATTCGCGCAAAGTTCCAACCGCCTGCGTTGGTAATATCAAACTCGTAGTTGTTTTGTAATTCGGCCAATTCTTTCTTACTGTTGTTACGTATCTTTTCTTTTACTCGATTGTGAAAAGCATCCATTGGTTCGTACCAACGATTTTTTGGCCCTTTGATCCACCCCTTGGGGCCATGTCGGGACGACGTCCACTGCTGGACCATATCATACTTTTCTTTTATTTGATCCTCAGATAGGCTGGTGACAGCCGCACGTTCGGCTAGGTGCTTTTTATTGAGATCTAAATACTGCCTTTTTGCCCTGCGTGCTGTTCCCAGCTTTCCTTCTGGAATACCCAGTTTGCTCAAGGCTTTGGATATTTCAGTGTCATATTTTGCAGCTGCATCCGAATATCTCGCAGACTCAGACTTGGACCAACTGGTGGCGTCCGAGTGCTGAGTGTTAAACCACCCACCTTTAGTGACCTCTAGAGATTCACGTATCCCTTGTGCATCCCAGTCCCCGCCGGCCTTGGTTATGTCTGATGCAGACATTCCAATTCCCAGTGTATCCATGGCGCGAGCCGCATTTGCAGGACTTTTAAATTCTTTGTCCGTAATCTTACCGTCACCGTCGGCGTCGAATATGGCCAGCAATTTGGCCTTGGTCTCTTCATCTGCCCCGGCCACAGTAGCATTAAGATCTCTAACTGAGAATCCAGACTGACCAAAAAGATACTCAAGTAGACCCTTGTGCTTGTCTTTTGCCTTGCTTACTGTATCCTTCCAGGACTTTGCTTCGACTCTAGATTGACTGATGTCAGCAAGAATGTCTTCTCGGTTTGGTGATTCACTGATATCCTGTAGATCTTCCAAGGATAACTTTCCAGCTTGTACCAGATCTCCCAGTGCCTGTGTTGACGGATCTAGATTTTCGTAGATCTCTAGGTCGGCTTGCATTTTGGCCCAGTCTTCTGGACTTTCCGGTAAATCGCTGCCGAACAATGCTGCCATTGTTTTATCTGATTTGATCTCGGTCATAGCATCAAGAACATCGTCCATGTCTTCTGGAGCAAACCCCGAAGAAGCCAAGTCTTGTATGTCTTCTAGTGTGTCGGGACTATTCTTTGCTTCATTTAGCCATCTCTCGTTGTCTTCTGATGTCAGGAATTGATATGCGGAATTGCCTTTTAGCTTGGTCTTAAGGGCATTCATTCCACCAGACATTATCGTCTTACCTGAGAAATCTTCGTTAGGGAATAACTCGGCCAATAGTTCTTGACCATCGGTTCCCAACGAGTTCTTTATGTCTTCGTACTCATATTGCAGTGTTACAAAGTCACCTGTGGTATCTTCGATTTCACCGACTAATGTCTCCAGGGATTCCTTGTTTTCTTCGATCCAGCTTGCCAGTCCTTCGTATCCAGGCAGATCAATCAGGTCATCTAGGTAGTCGGGGTCTTGTACGGCTTTTGCAATAGTTGCCGAGATACCTTTGTCACTAAGGGCGTCCTCCAGGGACATGTCCACACCACCGATACTTACAGTGTCGGCTGCTTGTATCTGGGCGTCAAGACGATCAATGCCGGCTTCGGCACCTGTGATACCAGCTGCACTGAGTTGGCCCAATTGCTTCAGCAGATCTTGTCGTACTTGCGGGGGTAACGCCAGGTCATTTAACTGCGCACGTATCTGCTCAACTTGATTCAGTTCGTTGGCTTCAACTGCATCTATTGATGCGTCCAGTTGCTGCAAGGTCATTGTCTGAACTTGCTCGATTGAGACCCCAAGTGCATCAGCAATGGATTGTAAGTCTGTTTCTAGTCCACCTTCGGCACTCAATGCCCCCAGTGTAACTGCATCGCCCAGTGCACCCTGAGTAACCTGCTGTATTGTGGCTTCATCTCCTTGGATGAAATTTCGAATACCTTGGTTCTCAAGTGCTTCGGGGCCCAACAGATTGTACACAGCATTTGCTGTTGTCTCAGACGGGCTTTCGAGATACGCTTGCATGGCAGTAGTTACAGCTGCCTGTTGATCTGCTGGCAGCTGTTCAATTGCCGTAGTATTTAGTTGCAGTGATGCGGCCAACTTAGGAAGTGTGTCAGTGCCAGTTATGGTCTGCATCCTAGATTGAATCAGAGATTGTACGTTGGCTCGGACTGGTCCCAGTGTACTCAGGGTATCAGCGGCTTCTCGGGCACTCTGCTGCTGATTGGTGGTATCCTGTGGCTTTTTGTCGTACCGCTTGGTTTGCTCAAGTGTCTTTGATGGCTGAGACTGGGCGTTCTGGGTTTGGTTTGGGGTTCCAGTTTGTGCTGCTTGCTGTGGAGTACCACCAGCTGCTGCTGCACCTTTGGGAGTTTCAGGCGTACCTAGGCCCTGGTCAACACTGGATTGAGTAATCGACTGCGGTGTCTCTTCGGTAAAGAATCCGTTTGCTGATTTAATCGCCATGTGGCTCCTGGGGTTTATATTGGCTGGGCGGGCCAGTTTCTACCTATGGGGTTTGCGTGCTGCAGATTCAACGATCTTGACGCCGAATGGAGCCCAACCAATATGTATACAATGTATCATACTATACGTTATGTGTCAAGTACAAACTCAGATTAATCGGCAGCTTCTTTTGTACCGGCTTCTCCGATATCCTTGACATGGAATGTCATTCGACTGAGCTGCAACTGCTCGTCTAGGGTGCCGGACTTGGTCAATTTCACCCGTAAAAACGTACCCTTACGTTCGACCAACGAGTATCGCACCGAGTCGTTACTGGCTGATATGTTCACCTGGGTTGACGCGTTGAACGTCCCGCTAAGAGACTGCTCGGTAAATATATTTATGTCTGTCAGCGCGGCATCGTTTTGGTACTGCAGGGTGAACCCAGACGTGGTCTTGCGGTTTCCCGGCAAACCGTAGTGAATTCCACCAGTTACCAGCTGTTGCTCGGCCACGGGAGATGCATCATCTCGATAGTCTGTCATGGTACCAGAATTGCGTATCTTGAATACTTGACCAGACTGATTACCAAAGAACGAGTCACTGGATTGGTTTGTCCAGCCTGTGGCTGCGTGATTTGTATATTCTGTCCAACTGCCTGGTTGGCCCGATTGTTCTCGGGTGTGGTCGTATACCAACACATTCGAGGGATAACTTGAGCCAGCAATTACCGTACTCAGTTTGTACTGCTGGCCTTGGGCGTAGTTGTGGCCGGCAAATTCCGCCAATGCTGTAAGCTCAAGGTCTTTCTTCCACAGCTGGTCAGCCATCCGGCCAACCCATGATATACGCATGTCCCATCCTAGCCGCCAAATGCCGGACTCGTTGGCAAATACAATACCGTCTCGTGTGACGGCAACCGATCGGGGGGCCGTACATCCTTGACCTTGGGTCTGCAGTTTCTGCGTCTGGCCTGATTCCACACTCACCAAGTAGATTGAACGTGTCTTGGCCACAACTACAACCTGTGTTAGATTAGCTGCGCCAAATGCGGATTGACCAAAGAATGGTACTGCAAATGTTATTTCTTGTCCGTCGGCTGGATTTACGTCGATGACCGAGTAGCCATCGTCCGAGTATGGGTCATCGAATACTTCGGGGAAGTTGGGATAACTTACGGCCAACCTGGAGTTGAACAGTCGTATTTGAGATGGTGCATCTGTAGATTCTGATACCAACAGACTGTTGACATATGTCTCAACATCAGATGATATGCCTGACCATTGCATGTTTACTATGCCGGTTGGATTATCAACCATATTGACACGCAACGAGCCGGTATTAAATGATAAGCCGGATTGTGCCATTAGCCATGGGGTTGGCCGGGTTCCGTTCCAATACGCGTTGCTGGGGGGATCAGATGACATTACTGCATTTATGGCCAACCCAAGTCGAGTGGCAACAATACTCAGGAAGCTGGCGGAAGAATAGAATGACTGAATGAAGTTACCATCGTTTCCCACCCACACTGGTACGCGTTCTCCTGCTGAGAATGTAGATGATCCACTGGCGACCCAAGTGTCCACATCTTCGGCAGTGGCAAATCCAGTTGCCCTGTTGTGATCCATTTCAATCAGCACTGCGTTACCCGTGGGGTCCACTTGGGACAGCCGGTACCAGCCTGCGAAATCCAGACGATTATTTTCGCCCACAGCTGCATGAAAAAGGTATATCCAGGAGCCGGCAGCTTCGTCTGCCAGGTCGGCATCCAGCAACACAACATGTGGGCCGTAAACTGTCGTAGTAAAGGTGTCATCTTGGGTGGCGGAATTGCCGAGATCGATGACGGTGCTGGCCATGGCGTTGGCAAAGGTCGTAGCCAATTTATACGTGTCGGCGTCTATACGGACAACATAGTAATCAGTGTCCACGGCCAACCCACTAGGTAGTTCATCGCCGGACGTAGATACCCGTACTCGGGTGCCGGTCTTTAATCCATGTGCTGTCTCGGCTATCAGATCTGTGGCAATTGTCAGATCAGCATCAACCCACGTATGTGATGTTGTTGGGTTAGCAATAATTATCTCAGATGTACCCGTCAGTGTTCCGCCTGCCGAAGATTCAAATGAGAAGACCGCCGAGTTATTGAAGTTGGCCGTGGTTGTTCCTGATACCTGAAACTGTACTTCTCCGCCGCCTGCTACGAAATCAGCAGCAACCGGGGTACTGGTGCCGGCATCGTTAAACGTAATGTCCAATGTCGGTGGCGATTTTATGTTGGCCAAGATTAATCTATTGTCTACTGTGGTGATTACTGAAGCCAGTGGTGGATTGGTCCACGTGTTACCAATCTCGGATGGGGCCAACCCAATTGGACGTGCTTCATCTTGCAACGAGAAAACCAATTGGTCATCTGTCTTGGTATCAGTCCAGGTTATATATCCCCCCAGGTCGCCGTAGTCCAACAGTTTACGGTGTACTCGGTAAAACTGTCCGGGGACATTTCCACGTGTCCTGTAGATCTCTAGTTCTATGCGGTCATGGTCTAGCTCGGCAAATGGTGGCAGTCCACCGAACTTTAGTTGTATAGCCGAACTGGTGAATGTGTCTACGTACATGTCATCGGCCCCTAATGAAGCCGATGCTATGATGTTTCTATTGGCGTCTAAGGCATTGAGTCGAACATAGTATCTGTATTGGATTGCTCCGATTAATTCGTCGGTTCCGCCAGTGGCTTCCGAGTTCATTGTCTCGACTACATACATGGCGGTTGTTGATCCACCTGCGATGTCTTCAACTGAACTCAGGGTGTATATTGATCCAGTATCCGCATCCTTTACTCGGTCTCCGACTTCAAATACAGGTGCCGCAACAGTAAAGAACTTATTGCCTGTGTCGACTGCCGAGTAAGCCAGACGTCGACCACTAGGTAAAGCGCCGGCGTCCGAGTCAACTCCGGCAAAGAACCATCCTTGCCATGGTACCAATCCAGCATTAGTCAATGTGGTGCCATCAAACTTCTTAACTTCGTCAGTATCATTTACCAAGTACATTGAATCATTTACAATGACCGACTTCAGGTATGGCTGATCTACATATATGGACTCATCCCAATGCCGTGTCTTTGTTTCCTGGACCCGCGTTGATGTGGACTTGGGATTTTCTACCACAGTCCATCGACCTTGTGGTCGAATTGTTACAGTAGTCGGGCCACTGGTGAGTAGCAATGCTTCATCTAGTTCTATGGTCTTACCACGGAATGTGGCTGTAACAGTCGAGCTGTCGGCGGCGGTAGTTGCTACCGTAAACGTTCCTGAAGTTGGCACGCCAGTAACTACATATTCACCTTCGAAATCCGGGTCACTGGAGGCAGCAAACCGAACAGTCTGCCCAACATTGAGGTAGTGGTTGGCCAAGGTGATTGTAGCAACGCCGCCCGATATTACAATATTGCCCGATGTCAAGGCCGTGGTTGCTTTTGTGTTTACATATTTGATCTTCGGGGATTGTGTGACCCCAGTAATTATTACCGAGTCACCGATCACTAGTCCACCTAAAGTATCAGATCCAACTGTCTCGGAAGGAAATGATTGCAATGGCAGAACTGAGCTGGTACGTTTTACATACAGGTTGATGCCATCAGAAATATTGGTGACTGCAGAGATACCATCTATGAAGATGTAATTAGATGCAGACACATCCACTGCCTTCACGACGTTGTCATTGGTATCCCCGCTTGAGACTTTGTCACCAACTATAAACACCGGAGTATCGGTCAACAAGATGCGATCCGTGAAAACGTTACCTTGGCCAACTAGGTTTGATTCGTCAATGGAATCATCTACGGCTGCTGCATTCTCGACTCGTATAACTACCGATGTGGTGCTGGGGGTTCCTTGGACATCAACAACTCGGAATGTTCCATTGTTTATAGACCGTCCGCATTTACGCACCGTCAAAAAGTCATTGGTATCAAAGTAGGATGCAATTGATGCCCCATTGACCAGATTATCAAATGTAAAAGTATAGTTAACTCGGCCCGTGCTTTCAAAGTTAACAGCGGTTACCTTGGCATAGCCATCCCCATCGACAGCAGTAGCGTCATATGCGTCTCCACGTGTTCTGGATGTCGAGGCCGCGTTAAACAACGGAGCCAGTATCTGAGCACCAGAAACACGATTAGATCCGCGCAATGTCAGACTGGCCATCTTGTATGTTGTTGCACCGTCAGCATAGCTGGTGGCCTGCATTAAATTGCCGCCCAAAGCAGTTACTATGCGCTCTGTGTTCTCGGATTTGTAATTGTCAATGTGATGTGAGAATCCGCCCTTGGGAGCCGAATCTTTATAAATGCCTGTGTGCGGTATACCCCAAACAGTTATCTCGGGCTCGGTGGTTACGAAGTCGTCGCCGCCGTCGGTTCCAGTGAACTCGATAGCATTGGCTACATAATTCAGTTCTTGCCAATTTACTTCTACAGCTTCTGCTCCAGGGCCAACATATTCCACATAAGCAATCGAGGTGGCTGCATCCCAGCTGATGCTGGCAGGAGTTACTACTGTTCTTGTTCCGGCTATGGTGGCCCACAGCTCATAGACATTAAAAGGACTGGTGACACCTGTTACCTGTAGTGTCTGGCTTCCCAGAACAGCTGACTCGGATTGAAAGTTATCGGTGGCATAGATTATACATCTGCCGGTCACTGCTGCGTTGAATGTAATAGTAATGTCGCCACTGGAGTTGGCTGTAATTTCTTGGGGGATAACTTCTGTCAGTGTTCCGGTTGCCTCAGAGTAACAACGAATAATGAAGTTATCGTTCTGCAATCCATGTGTTGCTGAGTCGATTGTCTCGGAAGTTGCCGCCGTGAGTGTATGGGTGTATACCCGCCCAGCTTCGGTTGGCACCTCAAGATAGCCAAAGTAGCCATCGGTATCTGTTACAGACACATGGTCAAATTCTATTTGGTAGCTGGAGGTGCTTACTCGTACCTCTGATGGCACCAGAACCGTATTGTCCAACGGTTCGCCGACATCAGACTGGAACCAACCAATGAATACATTGCTTTGTGTTAATCCAGTTTGGGCTGCAGTCTTGGTTACAGTGGCTGGACTGCCGGACGGAAATGTCTCAAGAAATGTGACATCAAACGTCTCATAGTACTTGGTTGCAAATGTGTCCGAGAAATCGCCGGAGAATGTGCCGGCGGAAGATGGCAAGTCGCCAGACACAATGATTGGTCCGGTCTTTGTATTACTCAGGTCTATGCTTATTGCTGTATCAAATTCAATTTTATATACTGCGTCTGTCTTAGTTATCTTGGACGCCCGTAGCGGCAGCGATCCGTAATACTGCTCAAAGCCCGGACGCGTGACCAACTGTCCGTTGCCACGTGGGTCCAGATTCTTCAGAGTGACCATTTGGCCATCTGGGATATTGTCTACCGAATTGTAGCGGTTTAATCCAACACCAAGATCGGTAATATGGTATTCGCTGTAATTCTTCAATTAATTTCCCCGAAACCAGTGCTGCATGCTGTATGCGCCGGTTAATGACTTGCGCTGTATCTTCTTGGTATATTCTCGTCCGAACTGCATACTGGAGATGGCTTTAATTATTGTTTCCCTGTCGGCAAAATCTGCGGAATCCACAATACCCAATTTACGCTTGACATAAAACCCGGCAATATCTACTAAGAAGTTAGTTAGATCATGAGCCAGCAATGGAACACATGTGCCATTAGCTGGACACACATAGTCATCCTTGCTGATGGTAGTTGGTAACGTTGTGGTAGTTGTGTACCCAAATACCGTGTCTCGATCTAAGGATGCAGACTTCAAAGATACAATTTTTGTGGACTCTACGAAACCAGATACCTGCATTGTGGCTTTTATCTCGCCGGTCAGGTGATCCACGACGTTTACGAATGCCCCCAGGGTATCCACAGATGTAGTCAGATTGGCTGCGATTGTGTCCAATGTTACTGTGTTGTTGGCCGAAGAATAGTCGGTGATTCGCCCCAGTTCGGGAACCATCTGTGGCGCACGGAATTGATACCTGACGCGCACTTGTGTGTTCGTATCGGGCGCAGGATACAAATAGATGTCATTACCTTGTATGGCATAATTAAGGGGTATGCTGGAGCCGGTGGGATTGTCAAAACCCAACGTATACGAGAATGGTACTTGGTGCACTGGAAACCAGCTGGTACCAATCTTGGCATCTATCGAGTTGACTGCAAATCCAAATGCTTGGCTGGACATCTTGAGAACGCGGGATTGACCATTGGCATCAGCTGTCCAGTCTGCGGACGTGTATATCTGTTCCCGCATAAAATGATTCTTGTACTGGCGGGTCAGTATTCGAACCATTTCTTGTTGGGCGCGATTAAGCATACGGATAACCACAGCGTCGGTGACATCAGTGATGTTGTCTTCGTCTGTTATATCACGTACTTGCGTAATCAGTTCAGCAACTGTGTTGTTTAATGTCATGTATTCTCCAACGTAATCGGGCCAACCAAATCAAATGCCAGATTAATATGCTGGAGCCGGCTTCTTTTTCTTCTTGGCGGGCATTTCTTCTTCGTCATCTTCTGCCGTGTCTTCAGCAAACATGACTTCGAAGTCAGCTGCTTCTGAGTCTGCAGGTGCTTCTTCTGGTTCTTCAAATTCCATGCCGAATTCATCGTCTTCCAAGTCCTCATCGCCGTACTCGGCTGCGAATTGGTCAACAGCTGCCGTTACGTCTTCGTCATCTGGATATTTGGCCTCTAGTCTCTCAAGCAGCTCACTCAAAGAACCCGTAGCACCACCTTGGGGGGCCGCTGGGTCTGCAGCGTTGTCTATGTTCATGAAATCGTTTGCCATGTCTTATTCTCCGGTCTTATATTTGTGTGTTTGTATAGTCAACTATTGCCAGGTACTGCTAGCTATAGCAAGCTAAGGTCTTCTAAGTTCACATCAGGAGTATCTATCGGCCCCCTCAGTGTCTGCTATTGATGATTATAGCAATCAGTGTACATCTTGTCAACTGTTATCTGTGTCTACGACTCAACATGTCAGATAACGTCTCGTAATCTTTTCCTTTGGGCTTGGGCTCGGACTTCTTTTTCTTCTTGTCTTTCTTATCCTTGTCAAAACCGAATATGTCCTTGAATCCCACCTCAACTTTGTCGGTATATTCCTTGATCTTTTGGCCGGCTGTTTTGGATTTCTTATCCGCCATTGAATGGACTCCGCAATATGTCATACAAGGCAGCGGCCATGAAACCAACAACAGTCAACAACGCAGTCATAGACAACTTAAGGTGTCCCTTGATCCAGCCGATGTCATTGCGGTTCTCGGTAATACGATCTTGGAAAGTTTCTACCTTGTCCTCAAGGCGGTCAAAGCGTTGGTCCATATGTTGCCGTAGGTCTTCTAGGTTCATCAGAATCCGCTACCGCAATGGCCGCATGTTGGGCATTTTTTCATTGAGAAATCCTCCAGGAGACTGAGCCTCTGTAAGTCGTGCTGGTTGGAAAATTCTCATTAGCAAGCGCATCATCACGGCAATAAAAGTCAAATTGTCCGTTGGTTCGGATGCGAATGCTGAAGATATTATCTCCCGTGACATACCAGGTTCCATAAACGCTATCTGATGGTCTGTACGCGGCTGCTATTACAGCACTGTCTGGGAATATTTGATTGCTGGTAGAAGATGATCCTGTTGAAATTCTGAAATCCATGGTGACTAGGCGACCAATTTTTGTAATCCATACAGAGGCTCCGCCTCCTGACCCAACACCTGTTAATCCTGGCGAGCTTTGTAGGTTTTCATAATCTAATTCGATATAGTCTGTTAATGTGTTGTCTCCGAGATTGACGCCATCATCAAATGTTTTGACCCCGGAAAAGGTTTGGGCTGAGATTGTAACCACTCCGGGGACAGAATCACTTGCAGATACTATTTTCGATCCAGCAATAGCAGCAGAAGCGTTTATGTCTGCGTTGACAATTACGCCTGATTTTATTGTTAATCCATTTGTATCGTCGGCCAGGATATCTCCGACTGAAGATGTATCAACGGCTGCTGCGGTTCCAGAGTTGCCTACTTTTATATTCTGTTCGTCGAGCGCATCCGTAGCGACCGTTGACCACGAATAGCCTTCCGATCCATCTGTAGTTAAGACCTGTAAATTAGACCCATCAGACAAGTCAGCAAAAGCTTGTAGCTTTGAATTCTGTGCCTGAACATCTGTTCCTATTACTAAAGAACTTATGGCACTGGTATTGGCAGTCACAGCCGCAGTTGCTGCGACGTCGGTAGCTAGAGTGCCTAGGGTGTGGTCACCTTTAACATATTGCGCACTGGACCCCGATACAAAGCCAACCGGAGTTTCTGTACCATCACTTGCTAGTGAGTAAAGGGTCTCGTTTGATTTGAAATAAAGTTTGTTCTGTCCGGCAGGTGGATTAGCAGGCGTAGTCAGTTGGTCAAGGACCAAGGACTTCTGGAACCTAGATTCGCCTTCAGATAAGATCGAATATGAATTAGTTATTGCTCCACTACTTACAGTGGTTGGTTCTTTGGCTAGAATCGAAGCTGCCGTGGTTATAGTCGATGAGCCACCGGCTGTGATTAATGCATAGACGCCGGCTGCTGAAGTAGTTGTTCCTGTGCCTTGATTCAGGATGTCGAAGTATCCAGCAGCTACTTGTCCAGAGATATCTTGACTGGCTCCACTGTCTACAATTACCGAACTCAACACTCCTAGCTGATTTCCGGTGGTAGTTCCTGCTGCAGCATCTACAGTGTGTGCGCTGTCTATCCCATAGCTGGCGTTAACTGTATCATTGGACTGGATCACCTTGAGCTTCGCTGAACCCAAGGAGCCCCCCAAAGCCAAACTGGTGCCAGTGGCCGCACCCAGAACTGGAGATATCAAGGTCGGAGTATCGGCAAATACCAATACCCCCGAGCCGGTTTCGTCAGTAATAGCAGCCCTAAGGTTGGCCGAGGATGGGGTGGCCAGTAGTGTGGCAACACCTGTACCTAAGCCGGTGATGCTGGTCACTGGTAAGCCAGTGGCATTAGTAAGAACAAGAGCAGATGGTGTGCCTAACGCCGGAGTAACTAGAGTCGGGGATTCAGCGAACACCAGTGCGCCGGTACCTGTTTCATCAGTAATGGCGGCCTTGAGATTGGCACTGGTGGGCGTAGCCAGCAAAGTAGCCACTCCGGTGCCCAAGCCGGCAATGCCCGTAGATACTGGTAAACCGGTGGCATTAGTAAGAACACCGCTGGCAGGAGTTCCCAATGCGGGTGCCACAAATGTTTTATTCTCTAAGGTGTCTGTGGTATTCCGGCCAACTAAAACGTCGGTTGTACCACTGGTGGGCGTGGGCAATGTAAACGTATTATCTGCGGCCAGATCTGGTGCCAGTAACTTAGTAGATCCACCATTGCTGGCTGAGTCCAAGGTAATGGACGATCCAGTGGTTTCGATTGGTCCGCGTTGATTTTTGGTTGTCGACATAAATAATTCCCAAGCTCAGATCATGTGTGAAATGCCGGCCCCCGAATGGGAGCCGACAGGTTGGGATTACGCTATGGCTGTTCCGAACAGAATCCACTCGGTACCATCACAGTACAGATTGGCAAAGTCATTGGCTGCATCTAAAGCTGTGTAGCTTGCGTCTGCTCCGGCAATGTTTGCACCATCTGCATTCTGAGTAATAGTCAACGTAGCAGATCCACGTTGGCAGAAGTAAATACTGCGTCCGACATTGTCTGCGGCTGGGGGCAATGTAACAGCAATGGCATCATTGACTACGACCTGTGTAACTCCGTCTCCGGTGGCAATGGCAAAATCATCTGCCGCAGCTGCACTGTAGGATACTTTTGGGCTGGCAGCGGCCAACTTGTTAATTGCATCGTCAGCATCGTTTGGCGCAGCAGGAGTGCCCGGCAGAGTTGTGAAGTCTGTAGCGGCACTGGGGGTAAATGCTTTGGCGGTCTCGATGACCTTGAGTTCGCGTTTGTTGTGGCGTGTTGGGTATACTCCAGCATCACCTTCTGAGTATGAATTTGCCATGTCTTTCTCCGTTGTGGTCTTGGACCACTTGTTGTGTTTGCACCGGCTGTAGATCGACCACAATAATCGCTACAGTCTGCATTTAAGTTGGCCCGGATATTACCCTCCGAGCCACAGGGCAGGTGTGTTTTGTAACCGCGATACACCCAGACCGCATTCGTTTGTATTAGCTAGTTACAGTAAAGTTCTCGATACAGCCGATTGCGCGTGGCAACTTACTGATAAGAACACCAGATTGCTCGAAGAATGTTTCCATTGATCGGCCATATCCGGCACTGGAGACTGACAAGTGCATTGGGTCATTGCCGTTTGGCTTGACTTGCTGCGCATCTTTGCCGATATAACATAGTGCTTCCTTGCCTTTAGGTGGCAACCAGATTCGCTGTGCGTGACAGAATTCGTCAGGAACGAACTCGACACGATCACGTCCGTGAACATAACCAACACCCTTAACACCGCGATCAGAATCTTCGATGCTGTGGAAACGACGATCAGTCTCACGTGACTCAACGATTGAATCATAAGATTCGTCAGCCATGAAAGCCGAGTCGTAAGTGTTACGGCCTTTACCTGCACGTCTTTTGAGCTTACTGATCAACTGTTGGAAATGCTTGGAATCAAGTGTAGCAGCACTGAGGTCTTTGCGTGTACCGCTGGTGGCACCTGACATTGTCAGACCGTGAACAGTACGTCCATCATCTGCAGTCAAAGTTTCAAGACCGGCCATTACTTGGCTGAGCTTAGCATAGTCAACAGCAATCGAGCTGAGATCATTTGCAGTTGTACCAGTACGGTAAATGTGATCAGTAGTAACGATTGTACCAACACCCGTGATTGTAAGGTCACTGTCAGAAGCAGTGTAACCAGAACAAGTAACAGTCTTGGCTTCGTCGTCTACGGACTCAACTTTGAATACGCTGACGTTGTTACCACCGGCATTAGCTGCAAGTCTTGCAGTTCCAGCAATAGCAGCAACTTTGATCAAGTCACCGTCTTGGAACCAACGTGTGAACGACTGACCAGCGAAAGCAGTAGCTTCGTTGATTGTGAATGTGATCTGTCCACCAGAAACTTGAGCAGCACCATTCAGACGCCCAATAGAACCAGAACCATCGCCTTGAAGTTCGATACACTTGAGACGCGCAAACGCAATCTGCTTGTTATCTAGCTCAGTTGCCAGTGGCTTTGCGTATTGCATAAGCTCGGAACCAGTTTTGCCTTCGAGAACACGTGGAACATCTACAGTCCATGCCCATTCTTTGTAAAGTGCTTCTGGCTCAACGAGATTAGAACGTTGCGCACTTGGGTAAGTACCAGTACCATCGGCAGACATTGCCTGGACCGCACCGTATCCTAGTTGGTCGATCAACAGAAACTTGACAGAACGTGCCATTGCGTCCATCTCGGACAACTGCTTGACATATCCCCACATGTCACTGTTCTCAGATACCTGGCGTGTGAAGCCATTCATCTGATAGATTTTTAGAAATTGATGAATATCAATATTTGTAAGTAAGTTTGAAATTGCTGAAGCGGCCATTATTGGCTCCTAAAGTTAGCTAAGATTAGCTGTAGTTAAATTAAATTGACCCACGGCCTCTGAGCATGTCTACCAAATCAGACATTGACCCGTTGCCTTTTTGCCATTCCGAGGCAATATCCGGCTGACCGTAGTTACGTGTGGAAGCTACCTGGGCGTTTTGCTTTGATACTTCCGATTGTTGTGAAACTTTTTCATCAGCGATCTTGGAGGATGTACGCTCCTGGTTCTGAATGAGTCGTTTCGCTCGATTGGCATATGCTCGGCGGATATCTCGTTGTGTGACATTTTGCTCACCATTAGCTTCGCGTTTACGCTGAATCTTTATGATGTCGGCCATAGCAGCCGAGTGCAGCATATCATTCAAGTCTGATACTGCGTCTGCGTCATCAACCCACTGTGACAAATCATATCGACTTCGTGCATCTTCGATGTACCCTGAGAACTCGGTTTCCTGAACTTGTTCAGACCGGGCGTTAAGACGGGCTTCTAAGGCTGCAATCCTGTCGGCATCTTTTTGCCGCTGGAGTTGTTCTGTACTCTTTTGTTTTTCCAGATCCATCTGCAGTCGTTTTTCAGGACTGGCGTTCTGGTATGCTACGCGTTCTTCTACCAGCGACTCGATGAATGCTTCGGTATTTTCTCCGAAGATGGTCGCCAATGCGTGTTCTTTGTGGCCTTGGTCCATAAGACGTCGGGCTGCCTCAACGCGTTCGGCTACTTCAAACTTTGATTCCGAGTCAGCAAATTTCTGCAACTTGGCTTCAAGATCTTTAGATTGCTGGGCAATCTCCTGAACTCGTTTGTCAAACCGCAGTCCTTTATTGAGCAGTGACTTAAAGCTCTCGTCAGCTGGATCAATCTTTACTTTGACCGGTTTGTCGTATCCCTTGACTTTTAATTCAACTTCTTGTATATTGTCTACAGAAGGTTGAGCACTGGCTTCGGCATTCGGATCAATATCAACAGCAGGGGAGTCTTTGTCATATTCAGTTAAGGACTCAAGATCAGTCGGACTCGTGACGTGGGACTCGGGTTCCCACTTATCTTGGGCCGGCACAGCGCTTCCTTCTCCGCTCATGGCACTCATCAGGGCGTTGCCTACATCAGCTGTTGATGTCTGAGCTGATTCCGGCATTGTTGCTGTGTTGTCTTGTGGTATTGTCATAATTCTTCCCTTTGAGTTCCAGTGGGCCGTTATTGGCGAGCTGGTTTACATGCGTGTCAATAAAACACCTGCGGTTGTATTCATGTATAGCACAATCCGTGCCAAAAGTCAAGCATTAATTTAATTATTTTCTAAGTGCCTGTAATTACAGTACCCCGCCTATGTCTGGCACTGCCGGCATTCCTGGCATTGGTCCACCCGGCGTTGGTTGGCCCGGTGCAGCTGGCACCCCGCCTGCGGCGTCTGCTGCCGGTGGTGCGGCTTGCTCGGCTGCCAACGCTTCTCGTTCATCGAGATGGGCGTATATGGCTTCCCGTAACTCGGCATCCAGTTCCAAGAAATCCCGAGTCATAGTGAATTCCAAGCCGGCTTCTGCCATCTCAAGGTGAAATGCCTTGCGCATGACACTAGCGGGTTCTATGTCCACTTGACCAGTTTTCTCGTAGCGTTCGATTGCTCGTTCAAAGATCTCTAGTTGGCGTTTGCGTGCCACTTCCATGGCATCAAACAGGTTGTCGATCTCGTTATATCTTAGCATCTGCACAATCTTCTTAGGATTAACGCCGGCTTCTTTGAGAACTTCGCGGGCTTGCATAATCTCTTCTCGACGCATGGCTGGATCAAGGCTGAAGTTGACGCCGTATTCCACTTGGACGACATATCCCGACTCAATATCGGCCCCCTCAAGGTATCTGATGGTTGGGGCATCTTCTGTTCCCAGTACCTCAAGCTTGCGCTTGGTCCTCCAGTTGGCAACAACAGACATTAGGTATGTCTTGTAAACAAATTCCACTAAAGCAGTGTATTTATTGAATAATCTGTGGCGCACCATGTTGGCCGCATTAATCGCAGTCTGATTGGCAAACCCAGACAACTCACGGTTCACTTGTCCCTTAAGTGCCTCGGTTACGCCCATAACGCCATCGATGGCATCGATCATTTGTGTCCTTAGATTATACACGTCACTGGAGACAGATGCCGGCTTAAGTTGATATGGAGCATGAGCATGCGTGCCATCGACGGTAATGATATCAACAGGATCATCCGAGTAGTCTTCATCATTTGTATTAGACGACCCAAATACCACAAGCTTTATTGAACCATGAAGTTCAACGTTGTTCATAGTCATGTTATCCAGCATGTCCACGACTTGGGCCAATCTAAGGGCGTAATCTACAGTTGTGCGTCCGTATACTTCGCCAGGCACATCAATGTCCGTAAGTATGCCATAGGGTAAGATTGCTTTGGGATGGGGGTTCTTGGTCATCGGCCCCAACAGGGTACCGTCTTCCAGGTGGAATGCTCGGCGACCAGCCATGCCATTTTCCGGCGACCCCTTTTCGGTGTATTCGTAGACTTCGACCATCGAGTTCTCAAGCTCGTTGTCTGATCTTTGGTTTCCATTGTGCCCAGAGGCACTGTGGTTGCTGGTGATACGCGAGGGGTGATTCTGCGCATCTACCAAGAAGTTTGCAAATGTTTCACGGTATTCGGGCCAAATTGAACACGCTTGTTCGTATGGTAACAATTTGCGCTCGAAGACGTACCGAACATCTTCCCAGAAATTGGGATCACGATCAAACCAGATATCCCAGATCAGCATTGGCCGACACTTATAGTCGCCATGCATCTCGATCTCGCCAGACTTCTCGTCGAACTTGAGTACTTCACCAGCATGTGGGTCATGGTAAGATTTAACAAAGCCCGAACCATAGGTCAAGGTACTAAGGCTGACTAGGTCCAAGTATTCTTGTAGCCTGTAGTTGTACCTGCCATACTTTATTACATCGTCGGCAGCTTCTGTAGCTCGACGGTCTGTCAGTTCGTTGGATGTTGGCTGTGGTATGACTGATGGTGGGTTGGCTGACATCTGTGAGTGCAGAAATCTGAGATTCTGGGCAACACGTGGAACGTGAATGCTGGTGCCAGGACTAGTGGCTTGGGCCTGGAATACTTCGGCCATACTGGAGTATGATAGTGTGGGCTTGGTCGACGGGTCACCGCTTGGCTTGAACAACAACGTCTCATTGGCTTCCCATCCTGCTTCGAAGTTGTCCTTGCGGTGTTTTTTGGCCAACTCAAGCCGGCGTGCTAGTATACCACGTGCTTCATCAGGAGACCAAGATTTTACTTGTAGCTTACTCATGTGTTATTCCTAGGTTAAAACCGGCGTTTACGTTGGGCCACGATTTGTATCAGACTTTGTCGAAACTCGGAGATATCTTTGCGGACTATGCGGACTTCCCGCAAGTAATTCATGGCTTGCAAAAAGAAAACCATCGAGAAAATAAACTGTATTGTCAACAACGTAGCTATGACGTAGCCCATCGGCGTGCTCCTCGCATTTTGTGCATCTTAGTTATAGCACGTTTCTGTTCTTTTTGCAAGTGCTGTTTCCACTGGTGTCGGATGCGTTCTTCTGGCTTGACTTCTGCCTTGACTGTCTCGAAGCGTGGTTTCATTTGTATAAAGTATCGGAAGGTGTCGGCCGTATGATATTTCGATGCCTTCACGATGCGATCTGGGTTGTCTTCCGACCGCTGGCAAGTAAGCAGCTCGTCCACCAGTAGTTCCGATCCAGGACTCAGGAAGACACGGGTGGCTGCCAAAGCCGAGTTAACATCGTCAATCATGTTCTCTTTATTATATGACTTCTCGGTGATTGGGTGGTACTTGATGCCCACCAGCCCGGCTTCCTTGTAGAACCCACTGGGGTTACAGTCACATATTCTTTTGACTACGTTGAACGGCTCTAGCATGGCTTCAATAGTGGGAACCATCAGGCTGAAGGCATCGCCGTTGACATATTTTGCCATTACGCAATACCAGATGTCTTTGGCTGGTTCTCGTGCCCATACTGTCAGACCAGCCTTGCCGGATGCTGCAGGGTCTACAACTGCGACATGTGGCCACAGGTGCGGTTCGTATCCTTCGGGCCTTGCCCAGTTCTTTTCCGAGTCATACAGAAACACTGCGTTCTCAGAGGACATCCACTTGCCATTTAGTCTGGCTTGGAATTCGGCTTCCGAACTTGAGTTAGCTCGGTATTCTTCTATTACTTCTTCACGGCGGTTAGCAAATACGGGATTATCCAGTACGCTGATGAACCACTTTTGGGACTTCTTGGACTTGGTATCCACAATCTTCTGGATCTCGACATTCCGCAACAACGGCGTAAACGTGCAGTACATAAATCCATTGGTGTCCAAAACACGCGCCCGTAGTTCTGTCAACAAGCTGGCTTTGTTCGGCATTTCATCTAGCCACACTACGTGTGCAGCGTAACCTTGGGCTTTCTTACGTGCGGCTTCGGCGTCCTGGTGGCTAATAAAGATTATTCGATTTCCAGTGGCAATGTGCTCGATGCGACTGATGGCATTACCGGACTTGACCACCTTATAGGTGCCGGGCTTCAGAAACAATTCCACCTTGGCGTTCCAAAGTGCGGAATCCATCTGCTCGCCGACCTGGCCAACAAATAGAATCGTTATGGGACCATCCCCCCATTCAGCTGGCCGTTTAACATAGGGGTGTGTTCCTTCGAACCACCAACTGACAATGCGTGCACCAAGCTGTGATTTGCCGGATCTGTTGGACCCAACCACGTAATGAATGTTCTTCTTTGACTTGATAATCTCAAGCTGCCGTGGGGTTGGCCGGGAATTGACATGGTTAGCATCAAACGCCAGTGTCAACTTCTTGCGGTATTCAGCCTGCAGCTTTACCAGCTCCAGCTTCTTAAGTTGTATTGGCGTTAAATTCAATCTTCGTCCAGCATGGTTGCCATTTTCTTCAACATCTTACTTAGGCAAGCCATTTTGTCTTTGGGTTCTTTTGGATGTTCTACGGGATCATACTCTAGGTCGTCGCCTGGACGCACAAATGTCTCGGAGAAGCCACGGGCTTTCTCGAACATCTTATCACGTTCTTCGCCATCGGCTGGCTTGGGCTTTTTGTCCAACAGTTTGGGATCTATGAACTCGGGACCGATCTCGTCTTCTATGACAATCTCAAGTTGCCATTCTGGGCCAACCTTAGAGTCCATGTCCTTGACTGCCGCCGGTTTATCGCCGGCATTTCGTTGAACCATTTCCTCGAACAACTTTGATAAGGCAGATGCCCGAGCGTATTTATCTCGGCGTGCCACTAGAATCTCCTGGAGCGATATACATCAGATACAGTAAACACATCACTAGATCCAGTAGTGGCAACAATGCGCGCATACGGCCTAAGGGCCATTATGGGTTCGTCGGTACTGTTTTCAACATTCAGACTAAGTTCAGACGTAGTTCTCGTAAAGTAGTGATTATCGGTACCCGATGGTTGCGTTAGATCAATTGGGGTACCTGCAATAGCCAGTGCTCGTGTTGCTGCTACTTGGATGTCGTTAGTTCCCGAATCGATTGCATAATACTTGGTGCCACTGGTGAGACCTGTAATGACTCCGGCTCCGTCACAAAAGTAATACACTTCGTCGCCAGTTTGGAACCCGTGAGCTGTCATAGTAATCTTATCAGTTGCCGTAGTGACATCGCTGTCTCCAGGGGCATCACTGATGATTGATACAGTTGCCAGTGATCCGCCTGGGTTAGCGTCTTCCCACTCGGTCTGGTTCCACGAATGCTGCAGCTTCCAGCTTATGCCAGTCACTTCAACTGCAGCCGAGCACGTTAGCTGTACACGAAAGTTCAGTGAATCTTCCGCCGTCAGTTCCATTAGCGATACTACTACGGCTTCGGTAGCAGAAGCTCCGACTGCTACGTCATCGGTGTTTGCCAGGTTATTGGCAGTCGAGTAATTTTTGGCCATTATAAATGTCTCCGTTGTGTTTATCTTATCATGGTAATTATACCTTCAACATTCCAACTACATGTAATGTTGCATTTCCTACAGATGTAATACCCCAAAGGGTTGTGTTATTCGCTACACGAATCTTAAGTGGTGGATCTTCGGGTCGCAAAGGCCATGCATTTGTGTCTCCGGCTGCGACCGAGTTGTCGGCACCAATCCACACTATGTCTGATCCCGTGACATGTCTTACAAGAAATATCTCGCATCCAGCCGGAAGTGTTATTTGGGTTGGCGTTGCTGCATTTAAGTCTGTACCACCATCTACAATTGTATCTGTAAAATTTACTATGTCATCTACTATGCGTACTGGGTCGATAAATACATGAGATATCTTATCATAGTAACTTGAGGATGATCGGTAATCTGTTGTCATTACACGTCCTCGGTGCCGTTAATGTTGATTGATAAAGTAGAAGTGGAAGTGGAAGTACTGGCCACTATGAACAACACTTCGGCACGATCCACTATCAATCTGTTTTCAAAAGTACTGGTTACTGCTGTGGCTGCTGGAATACTCAGGGATCTGATTAATGATGTTCCAGTAGTGTTAAAGCTGGTGCCAGTGTTGGACACCCACAAGGCCGACTCATTAGCTGTATCGTTCTCTCGGAAGTCATAGCCCACCAGATTAGCTGCAGTACCTCGGTAGATCTTGACGTCTACATCCTTGGCCCCAGTATTAGACAGGTTGATGTCTGTAACCAGCAGTCTGCGTCGGGACACGTCTCCGTCTACCACTTCAACCGGGGCTGTCATTATTGAAAGCTTGGGGGCGGCTGACGTTCCAACAGCTACGTTAGATCGTTGTGCAGTTATCCTGGGGCCTGTTTGTTCACTAATTAGTCCTTGGATAAACCCGGCAACATAGGCAGTGTTCATGGTCAGGTTGGTTGTGCTGCCCAGACTGGCCACTGCAAACCCCAACGGCATCCTAGGATCAGACAAAGCCGGAAAGGCATAAGTAGCAACCCAAGAAATCCGATGTACAGGTATCATACTTTCCTGGCTGGGGTGATTCACCAAATAGGTAATAGGCGAAGCTGCGTCACCGAAACGTATCTCGTAGGTGTTCATCTTAGTCGGGTCCAACGTAAGACCTGAAGGTCCGGTACCGTCCAAGGTGTCTATGTTCCAGTTGGCTTGAGATATCCAACTAGACGTACCGTCAGCACCTACTTGTTCTTGTGTAAACGTGCCAGCAGCAGTGCCAGTACTGGAGAAAGTGTACGCTCCTGACTTTGCTCCGGTGGCCGTGTCTACAAACCACACAGTGTCATTAAGTTGGTAAGCGTTTACAGCAGTTCCCAACGAGTTTGTATATCCACCTGATCGGTTGGCTATTTCTCGTGCGTTTACTTGTGCGGTGGAGCTGGTTAAGGCTACGGTATGCGTCACGCCATCCAGTGTAATGGTGGCTGTTTCGGCACCAGTTGCGGGAGCAGTAATCTGCAGACTACGTACCTCTAGTTTGCGATCATATCTGTGCAGCACGCCGAAGCTGGTGTTGTCATATCCAAAGGCCAAAGCATTCTCTGCTTGGAACAGTCCGGCCAACTGAGTACTAGAGGCAGCACCGCCGCTGGTGAATGCAGCAGCAAATCTAGAAACAGCACCTTCACCGGGTTGGTGGGACAACACTGACTTGGTTTGTAAAGTGGAGTAAGATCCCAGCGTGGTTCCAGTACTAAGCTGTACTGACCTGCTGTCTGCTTTGACCAAGGCCCCGGTACCTGCTAGGAACTTGTTCCAAACTCGGGAATCATTGAACCTGTGGGTGTATGCTTGAATCTGTGGAGTAAGTCGAGTCGTGAGTACTTCGCCGTACACACTGGCGTTACCACCTCCGAGTGCCACATCTATGGGATTGTCTTGAGTAGGTACAGACCCATCACCTTTGACCGGAACCACTCGTTGATATGTACCTGATACAATTGTCATCTAGGGTCCACTGGTTATGGACACAGTAGTGGCCATTTATTTAAAAGACGAAAAAGCACGCCCAATAAGCTGCCGCCCATCTAGCAGGCAATGTCGTCTTTTCTTATCCCGTTTACACTTGCTGTCTTTAGACTGCCTTAGTCATCAGCTGGGGGGCCGATGTAAGAAAACAGTTGGCCGATAACCCACTTTAGCAGGCTATCGACCTTCCGTAGGCCAACCTCGGGTTGAACAGTTTCACTCGGGTGTCCCCACCTGTGCGTCTCCACTCGATCCGAGATACACACACGATATCATATTTTGAGCAAAAAGTCAAGTACTAATTTATATTTCTGAATAGACCAATAAAATAGCCAGTATACCAGGTAATGGCCATAGAAAAGTTAATGTTAATTCCTAATGCCATATGGTATCTTTTAGGACACACCTGGTATGGGCCCGTGGGCTTTGTACAGTCGTTCCCTCAGATACTCGTAGCAGGATTCTGCCAGCTCGGTTATCTCCGAACCATGGTGGGCCAATATCTCGCAGAATATCTCTTCAGTAGAGTCTGCTTCCAGGTTGGCCGAGCCAGTTAGACAGGAGTGGAAATATGCATGCCCCAGTTCGTGTAGTAAAACCCCCTTGTTGAATTCCGACTTCTTTATGTAAATACTGAAATTGGCCGACTCAGTTATGCCTTCCGAGTCCTCCCCAAATCTCTTGTTATATCTATGATCATCTAGCACAATCACTCTCCAACGCAGTCCTTTTATGGATACCATTTTGGACAACTTGTAGTCTGATACTCTGTATCCCAGTTTCTTCAGCTTAGGTAGATCAAGTACAATCAATGGCAAGTGGGGGTAATCAGATCTAAATCTGTCAATCTTGGCCTGATCCTTGGCCGACATTCTACCTTTTATTTCAATATATTGATTTGTGGCTTCAATATAGAAGTCCGGCAGATATCTTGTACCATTAGACAGTTGGTACCAACGCGGCTCATATGTGAATTTTATATTATTCTCGATAAGATACTCGGCAAAAAATGTTTCGTAAGTACTTCGCGTACAGAAATTGTCGATTTTCTTCCTAAAAGTCATGCCGTTGTGTCCAGGAGGACTGGGCGTTCTTCTAGCTGCAGAACAGGTGTAACATATTCCCTTTCCTCTAGAATTGGCATATCCCATATCCTTATTGCAATGCTTGCAGTTTTTCCTGACTTTCCGTACTCGCTGCTCTCCGCGGGAGCCTGCTCGTATTGTCTCCCAAATAAAATCATCACTGGCGGATTTCTTGATACCACATTCCCTGCATGGGGTATTCTTTCCAACCATGCGCAGGTATCCAGCATCTTGATTGCAGTCCAGGCAAGTCATTCTGTACTTTCGATAGGATATTCCGCCAGGTGTAGTGTGGATTATAAAATCTTCTAATTGAACCGACTTCTTGTCTGTTGTCTTAATCCTGGCCATCGGCATCTCCTAAGTGGGACCCATCGGCCCCCATAATGGAATCATCGCTGGTCTCGAGCACATCCTCTGGATTTGCCTTGGTCAACTTAGCCTTCATCTCAGCCAACTCCTTGGTGGTATCAGCTTCTGACATACCTTCGATACGGTCGTCGATGAACCGGTATTCTGACTTCTTACCTGGGAATTGATCACCTAGTTCCAATAGCATTCTGGCTGCCTTGAGTCTGTCGCCTTCGGTGGCATCATCAGATTTTAACACATCAGCTACCACCTTGACGGCAGATTGCTGCAGCGACCTGATGGTATCTACCATGTATTCGGCGTCCACAAACCAGGCAGCAAAGTCCGGCTTCTCCAGCCAAGCCAATATACGATCGGTTCCCGCCATTTGGACTACCAGATCCCTACTGGCAAATACGGTTTCCTTGTCGACCTGGTGAGACATCTCTTCGATCCGCCGATAGAACCGAGCTTTGACCCGAGACTGTAGATCATTCGGTACAAACTCAAGTTCGTTGTGGGCCGTTTGGATCATATCCTTGGTTGCCTGGCGTAATACCGGTATTGGGGTTCTGTCATCCGACATCGATGGTTTCTCCAACATTGTGGCTCATGTTTACTGGGGGAGTCAATTCCACAGTAGTCCAATACTGGTTCCACCTCAGATGGGTAATAATGCCCATATTCTCCAGCTCATAAAATTGATCCCGCAGCTTGTTGGCACGGGTCCGCAGATGCCGGCCCAAGATTGCATTAGGCAGTCGTATGGTTGGCCCGGTACGTTCCAGCCACTTGTGTCGGCCGTATTGCAGAAGCGCCATCAGGCGATATGTTCCGATTTTAGTGGTCATTTACACCTCCAGGAGTTCTTGAGAATACCACAAATTGGACGGAATGTCAAGTTAAATCTGTGCAAACTTGTATGAATTTGAACACACAGCTGTCGGGCCAACTAAATTACTGTTATCATTGCATTTTCAAGATCCGGCCCGGGTGTGGAATCCGATTTAAAATGCCGTTTTTGGGACCAAATGCCGATTGGTCTCCACCCCCCAAATGATATCGACGGGGTGCCCAGACCGACCATGGAAGACATACCCCAAAATGAGATAATTGAAAATCTGTGGGGACGTATATCCCCGCCCTGCCGTCATTTCCAACCCGGGTGTCAATATATGTCTCACCCCCCCCCCCCTGGCCCGCCGCATCTGGCATATGTCTTGCATTAGCAATATTCGTGCCAATGTGGGTCCAGATTGGGCATTAGGGACCTCTTACCTATACCGACTATCCTTGCACCGAATACATATAGTCTCCGATGCCCGCACCCCCCGACAGCTATATTCATATATACGCCGGCATAAGAATACATACGGCCTATGTATTGAGTTGGCCCGGTTTACAATTACTACTTGGCATGATATTTGACGGGACCGTTGGCATATTCCTTGCTATCATTATATATACAAGCAATCGATTTCAATTATTACCACCGGTAATACCACTGATCAATGTCTAAACACCACTAGGTAAAGCTTAGACACCTACGATTACCTCAGTCAACCTAACATCTTACCACAATTATTACCACAATCTTCCAATTACTAGTCAATCCCTAGACACTTGGGGGTCAGTAATATCAACTAGTTATAACCTATTGATATCCCGTCAACCCGTACTTCGGCCAACTAAATCAACTACTTATGTACTGTTTTTCAACTGTGGCACGCCGTATGCAATGTCCTATATGAGACCAATGGCGGTCTCGGCCAACCAAGAAAAAGGTTGACCTAGGGCGAAAAAAGTCCTAAAGTTTATCTTGAGACTGCCGATAAGAGTTAGGTAGTCAGGAAACGAACCAAAAGGATACTACAAATGAATGACTTGAGATTTCGAGAAGAGATATGCGTGCCGTCAAACCGCAATAAAGAAAACCGTAAGATCGGCATCAAATCTGGGCCAGGCAAGAATTGGGGCAAGGCCAAAGCGGACGCCATGCATACCAAGTTGGCGAAACGAATTGACCGAACCACGCAACGCACTAGCAAGCGAGCAATGGCGAAAGCCGAGCGACTAGCAAGACAGAAGTAGACAGCAGAAACATCGGCCAATTGGCCAGATCAAGGCGAAGATCTAACCCGCGCCATAATCCACCGGATACAACTATGTGTCCTATATGATTGGAGAACTATGTATTCTTATACAATTATTGAAACTAAAAAGCATGGCTTGATACTATACGCTTATGGCATTTTCTATGGTAAGGCGTTGATTTCACACGAAACTTTTGTCTGCCGTGAGTTAGCAGAAACAGCGGCGAGAAGAATTGTTAATAGCTTGAACGAGGCAGTAGCATGACAACAGCAATGACGATAATTGGGATTTTTGCAATAATAACAATCGGACTGTTGATAGTTGGCTTATATATAACTTGGGGAAACAAATAATGACCTTAGCACACTGGTTAATTCTTGGATGGTTTACAGTATTGATAATTGGATACATAACATTGTGTATCCTAGTATGGCGGGATTAATCATGCATAAAGCGCATAATAAAAAGTGCCTGGAATGTGTTGGTGGTCAAGTCGATATCTTGGATATTGATACTGGTTACCATATCGACGAATTATGCCCGCATTGTGGTGGTACACAAATAGTCAGTGAACTACCTGAGTTTACTTGGGATTTTGAATTTGAACTAACAAGAATAGCCTTGGGAGAATATAATGGACGCAATTAAAGACACCTTTGATATCAACGACTTGGACCACGCCACAATCGAAGTGGACGGCGTGGACCCAAAGGATTACCCTGATTTCTGTGATGCATATGTATCTTATGCATGTTGGAAAAACGGCCAGGAATTGACAGATTTAGAATTGGATCAACTAAATGACTCTCACAGTGACATTGCACAAGAATTGGCATTTGAGACTTTAATTTAAATCGGGAGATAATTCAATGGCATTATTGACAGCCCAAGCCAGCAGCTCGAAGTTGGCCAAGAATTCCGGCATTGACGATACCTATATGTCTTTTATTATGTATCTAGCGCCGGCAGATATTGTCGATGGCATTAACGTGTGCCCTGCTTCGACCGCAGGGTGCCGTAAGGCATGTTTATTCACGGCTGGCCGGGGTAAGTTCTCAAACGTGCAGGCTGCACGTGTGCGCCGAACCACCCAATGGCGTGATGATCCCGATGGCTTTATTGAGCAACTAGTTGTCGAAGTTGACAAGGCCATACGTAGGGCAAGACGCGCCGGCAAGAAACCCGCGTTTCGATTCAATGGTACATCCGATGTTGACTGGGAGACCGAAATCCGAGACAGGCACCCCTACTTTTATGAAGAGCGCGAAGACGCTGTATTTTACGAATATACGAAACGACCTGAGTTGGCATTGCGTAAGTCACCGATTAAATTCACCTTTTCACGGTCAGATACGAACCATAATCTACTAGGTCGTATGCTAGGCAAAGTAAATGTTGCAATGGTATTCAGTAAGTTACCGGACATATACATGGGAGTCCGAGTAATCAAGGGTGATAAGCACGATCTTCGTTGGACCGATCCTAAGGGCGTAATCGTAGGACTACTTCCAAAGGGAGAGGCTAAAAAAGATAGCAGTGGGTTTGTTATTCATATTCCTTCAAGTATTGAATAGCTTTCTCCAATAAAATAGTATTATCTTTGAAGTGGCCTAGTGCCACATTACAATTATCGCAGAGGAGCTTGCGGACCGTACCAGTTGCATGGCAATGATCTACTGCAAGAATGCGAGGTAGTTCTGATTCATGGCGACTGCACAAATAGCAACTATGTCCCTGCTCTTTTAACATTGCAGCATACATTTCTGGAGTGATGCCAAAGGCTTTGGTTCGTCTAGATTCTCTAATGTAGTTTTTGCATGTGGAGCTTAGCTTATTCACGCGGCTTTGGCTGAAGTAAAATCTATCTAGAGATAGTGTTTTATTACACTTATTGCAGGACTGTGTTCCGTTGGTTTGTAACTTATAGCTTTCCTTGCGCTTCCTCAGTTAGTCTTTGTGGCAAGCTATGCAACTAGCACGTAAGCCCGTAGCGGTATCATTCCTCTTATGATAAAATCTCAGTGCCTTTTCTTCTTTACATTTGGTACAAATTTTTGTTTTCATATTAAACCGCTCATAAGTCTAGGAGTATATTCAGTATACCACTATACGGAGTGTTTGTCAAATAGATTGGAGCATAGTATGAATAAACCAATAATACACTATGATTATGCTACGGCCAAATCTTCCAAGCATGGAACATATAAAATTGCCATATGTGGCGTTGCATCCAAGGATGGCCATATCTTATCCAAGGAAGTCGAAACAACATGCAAGGCATGCCAGTATGGCATTCAAACATTATTAAGGACCGGAGGCAACTAATATGAAGTACAGGCTTGGCTCTAGGGAATCAAATGGTTTACATAGGATAATCGCTTTAAAAGATTTTTCCCATATAAAAACCGGCCAACTAGGTGGCTATGTTGCATCCAAAGCTAACCTTAGTCAATTTGGCGATGCTTGGGTGTATGACAATGCTTGGGTGTCTGGCGATGCTAGGGTGTATGGCAATATAGTACTAACTGCCCCAATGCTTATGTTCCACCTGGAACGACACGCTATATGTGTATATGACAATTTGGTTGCCGTAGGGTGTGAATTACATACGATAGATTACTGGCTGAATAATTACGAACAAATTGGCAAAAAGAATAATTACTCAATCGAGGATATAGAAGTGTACGGAGACTTGTTGCGGTTTATCAATAAACACTGGGATATTAAATAATCTGGGAGAAAATATGTACGATCCATCTAATTACTACCAAGAAAAAAGAGATCGCGCCATTGAATTGCGCAAGCAAATCTGCGAGTGTGACGATCCGGCGGAATTGAGACGACTCAAACGTCTATTGGAATTTGCTGAATACACAGGTGATTAATAACAATTGGAGATTAATATGAAAATATTGCAAATCACTCAAAGTGGAATAAACCCGGCCAACCAAACCAAAGCATATGAGACAGTATCAGATAATTATCAATTTATTAAAACAGATGACGTTGAATCAATATTTTTAGATCATGGGTTTCAACTAGATGGAAGATCATACGGAAATTCGAAAAAACGGGCCGGCTATCAAAAACACGTGTCTATTTTCACGCGAGATGACTTGATGGTTGGTCCGGATCAGCTACAGCTACTGCTGACTAATTCCCACGATGGGACATCGGCATTTGGATTAGATATTGGTGTATTCCGGCTGGTGTGTGCCAACGGTTGCGTATCGGGAAACGCCGACACTACACTACGTATTCGTCATACTAAGAATGCACTGGGCCGAATTGATGCTGCCATTCAATATCTACTAGGCCGTATGCCGCAAGTAGCTGCAAATATTGAACAAATGCAAAACATTGAAATTGATTTCAGCAGTACTACGAACTTGGTTCGCCAGGCATTCAATATCCGACTAGGATATGTTCCGGTAAGCATTGTTATTCCAACAGCGCGGCGGTTTGAAGATCAAACCAAGGACTTGTGGACTGTATTTAATGTATTACAGGAAAGAGTAATCCGAGGTGGGCTTGCGTATATTAATGAAGATGGCCAATGGCGTAAAACACGGAAGATCACGGCAGTCAATAGAACCATCAAGGCCAACAAAGCACTATGGAATGCGGCAATGCAAATGGTGGCAACATGAGCCTGCTGGTACTGGGATTAATGTATCTATGGGTAATTATTACAGAAAGGAGACCATAATGAGATTACTACTTTTAATTACAGCCATGCTACTGACCAACACCGGCTATGCCCGGTCTGGGGGCTTATATCTTGATGACTCGTACATTGAGGGACGCAAGCATTGGCATTTAATTGATCCATTCTTCGATGAGTTGGGACACCAAACATCCGAATATTGGGTATGGGGTATTGCTTTGGGTTTGGATCTGACGCTACTTGAGCACAACAGACATGCCCTGCGGTTTCACAATCGTGTCGAAGGTGACAGCTCGAATGAACGCTTTAGACGTGTGTCCTGGGACTATGATCTATTCTACAGTTACCGTGACCGCATCGAACTGGGATGGGATCACCAATCACAACACTTGTTGGACTTGGGGTCCGAAAACTTTTACCCCTTGCATGATTCTTTTTACTTGCGTTTACGGTTTAAATAGTTGGAGAAACAAATGTCCAGATTTATGTTAAATGTATTGGCTGCGATTGTTGTGGTATTGTTGTTACTGGGTGTAATACTTGGAAATTGGATAATCATTGGATTTAATCTGCTGAATTTATGGATTCTATTCCAAATCAGATCAACATCCATAGAACGCGGAGTATATGATGACCAAGATAGTTGATATTAAAACCGGCAAGGAACGGGTTGAATCGCGGTCACTGCTGGTAGATCATGCGTCTGGACAGATCACAGCCAACCCGCCGTTAACACCTGAAGAAGAACGCATGCTACGCATTCGTGGCAGCCTAGAGCGTGTAAATGCCTTGATGGCAGAACTCAGGAAATTAAAGGAGCATTCTGATGAAATATGAATTGACTAATGACACTAAGTTGGTTGGTTCGGTGACATTACACCGTATTCGCAGGTTGTCTGATGGCGAATTGGGTGGCTATGTTGCATCCAAAGCTAACCTTAGTCAATTTGGCGATGCTTGGGTGTATGGCAATGCCAAGGTGTCTGGCAATGCTTGGGTGTATGGCAATGCCAAGGTGTCTGGCAATGCTTGGGTGTATGGCAATGCCAAGGTGTCTGGCGATGCAGTCGCCAAGGAATTCCACCCTCTAGTATGTCAACTAACTCGGAATACCATCACTGTTACTGATAAGCACATTCAAATTGGTTGCGAACTACATCTGTTTGATCATTGGCTAAGGAACATAGAACAAATTGGCCAAGATAATCTATACTCAAAAGCAGATATTAAACTATACACAGCGGTGGTAACTGCTATAATTAACTCTAGGAGAAACAAAGATGTCAAATAATAACAACCGCATAAGACTAGCAGGCGTTTGGTCACACCAAATGGATGATGGCACCCCCTACCTGAAGGGCAAGATTAACGATTTTCTGACGATTTGTGTTTTCAAACGAGACAAAGAAAATGACAACTCGCCGGACTATGACATTGTTCTAACTCAGAAGGGTGGGAAATGAAATACAAACTGATGCACAAAATCGAAGATGTTGAACATTGGACATGGACCTACAGCAACAACGGAGGTGAAACCGTTGTTGTTATAACTACGCCTGCCGGTGCAACGGCTCCAGATGACCTATTCATTCGACGCATGGCCAAAGTGCAAGCACACAATGATCTACCCAGTGACGTTACATCTGACGACTTCTCGGATGCCATCAAGAAAAATGCCAAACGTAAGTCAGACCAAGCAGCAGAACGACTCAAGTCCAACAAGTCCGTACTAAAGTCTTACCGTATCAAATAAGGAGATATCTATGTTCGTAAATAATAAGTTAGTAGATATTAACTCGATTCGAATTGCCGAAGCACACGACATCACACAGCACCATGTGGTATACGCCGAGTTCTTTGATGGCGTTCCACTGGAAGAAGATGAGTTGTTGGAGCTAGATGAGCAAGCTATCGATATGCTTGTGGATTCCTGGTATACCATCTACGGCTAGGTGGTGGACTTGACATTTGGGGGCCGGTGTTATATACTGTGTGTACGGTTATCCATTTATTGGGTTGGCCCGGACGACGTGTATAACATTGACCCCGAGTGGACCCAGCAGACAAATGGCGCAACCCAGTAACCCGGCCAACTAAACTGTGGTCAACCAAGGAAAATGCCTGCCATACGCAGCTACGCCGGTTACGAATTACATAGCAAGCAATCATACAGCACGCTTGCAAACCCAATGTAGACGCCATGGTTCTTGTTCTTGGTTTGTTCTACCAGCCCGACCTCAGGTCACGCCACATGGCGACTAAGTGGGCACACGCAGGATGCACTGGGGGCCGATATATGTCATAGGCGATACCGTAATCGGTTGACCTAGGACATAGAAAGGCAATCTATTGCTTGCAATTGACAACCTTAGCTAACTGTAGTATTATTCATAAACCTGGTGGACATTTCATTTACTAGAATGATATTCCATATTAGACGTGAGTAAGCACCACTATTCCTCAAGCTATGAACATCCTTTAATTGGGCAGATCTCCGTGCTCATACCTAAGAGCGAAATAGTCAGACATTTGAAAGGCGATCTTAAGTGAAGAAAAACAAACATAAATTTGAAGTCGGCCAAAAGGTCAGGGTCTACGGACTCATGAATCCAAGGCGTGACTACAAAGAGGATCGAATTATTAAAGCGATTGGACCAATGCACAGCGGTCCAGACATGATTTGGTTTGAGGGCGGCGGTGGCGCTTGGCATCCAGACGCTTGCGAACCCATTAATGAAACGGATTTTAAATGACGATTGAGTATGAACTCAGGCCATCCTGGCAGATATGGAAGTATTTCAATGGAGTGCAAATTACTCCCTTGCTGGTTGTCAGCTCCTGTGCTGATAGGCTTGGCGGTTACCATATTTCCTACTCAGCGGAGGAACTACTAAAAGACTTGGGTCTGGTGACGGATAAAGGTGCGATCAATAAGAGGGGTCGGGAGCTTATTGCCGCATATCTCCATGAGAAGTATCACAAGAGTTTCGGCTGTGACCCAGTGAAAATAATACCCCCTACAGAAAGTGAAGCTAAGTGAAGAATATCGATTTACAGATTTTCGTATTAGATTTACTGGCGTGGGTGTCAAATCGACTCAGCGAGGAAGACCTGAAGTGGGTCATTGGAAACCTCGTTGTGAATCCTAAACTTTAGCACCGCTCGCAGCATGGGCGGTTTCAGGCTGGTTAGACAGAAGAAAGTACAGGTGAAGCTAAGTGAATATTGAGACGAAATTAAAACTATTGGAGATACATCACGTTATGGATTCAGTTGTACTAGGTGACAGTGATCCTAACCATATTGAAACGGATCAAGAGTTAAAAGAGGAGTACCCGCTATTCTGGGTCGCGAAAGAAATTGCACTCCTTGTTTATGGAGAAGCTAAATGACGATTTGTATCCCAAATAACAATGAAAACGAGAGACAAGTAATTTTGTATCTTGCTGACGAGAAAAGAGAAGCTAAGTGAATAATTTGACAAATACAACATATCAATATATCATACAACCAATAACATTAACGGAGACACAACACATGAAATTTTACCTGAGTATGTTACTGATTACATTCGCATTTGGTTGCGGACAAGACACAACAATGTTAACCGAGTTTGACTTAGTGCGAGATCCATCGTTGATCGAAGACGGTGCTCGATATTACGGCGCATCTGTCTCCGACAAGTTCAAGGAGCTACGGGATGCGAACGACAACGACTATGTTCGACTCAAAGAACTGGTTGGCCCAGAACTAGCACAACTAGACGACCGAGTTGGTACCGAGTCAAACAACGCACGCGAATATCTATACACACGGGGATTACAAAATGCAAGACACGGAGACCAACACCGAGATGGAGTTGACGGTAAAGCTGGGACTGACGGCATTGCAGGTGTCGATGGTGCAGTGGC